CGACGGCCTTCATCAGGCCAAAGGCCGCGGCAGCGCCACCTGCCACGCTGACGCCGTGCCGGGCGACGGCCAGGACTTGGTCGCGCGTCATATGAGGACACCAAATGTGAACATCATGCCGACCAGCAGAGCGCCGACCATGATCCCAAGGACACCCAATAGGAGAAAGTCGAGCCAGATGAGCGGGAGCCTGCGCGTCATTCCGGCGCCGCTTGGATCTGCGCGTGCAGGCTTTCCATCTGCGCGTCGATCACCGCGCGCTGGTCGGCGGTGAGAGCCGTTCCGGTGATGACATCCTTGAGCACGCCGATGAATGGCTGCACGTCGGACCCGAGCTGGATCGCGATGGGCACAAGCTGCATGGCCTGCTGGACGAGAGCCATGATGGCGAGGGGATTCATGGTGGATCTCCTATTTAAGAGTTCATAAGCACGACCATCAGCCCAAGAGCCATCAGACCAAAAACAATGAGGGCCACGCCCGGCCCGAAGGCCAACCACGTCCCGCCTACGATCGAGCCGACCGCAAAGAGGAAGATGATCTGGATGGGGTCGGACATGGATCACGATGTCTTCAGCCCAGCCGTGAGCGTCTGGTAGGCCGCCAGCACAGTCTGAAGCTGGCCGTAGGCCGCGACGGCGCCTGACGCATTGCCGCTCGAGACGGCCGCCTGCGTGTCGTGGAGCGCCTTGTAGATAGCCTGGTCGTCAGCCTTAATTGTCGCGACGGTCGTATGGCGGGCGCAGGGCTGGACGACCGGCGTGCCGCAGCGCGGCAGCTTGAGGTAGCCGAGCGCGATCGCTTGTGCCGTGCCGTAGACTACGGTCGCGTCGTCCACGTCCTTCTGTGTCACGTGAAACGCCGTGGCGGCCGTGAGGGCGGTATTGACGTTGGCGCAGCCGGACAGGCCGGCGAGCAGGACGGAGGCTATTGCGAGCTTGCGCATGGGTTTGTCCCTGGTTTCAACGGGATAAGAGCCTGCGGCAGGTCGACGCTCAACGCACCCGTCACATCCGCCACTGGCTCGAATGCCCGCAGGCGGCAATCAGCGGCGCGAGCGCGAGGAGCAGCCACCAGATCCAGCGCATCAGTCCAGCCGCCGCTTTTTGACGTGGCCTCGCCGCTTAGGCGGCATTTCGCAATGGCGGATAGCGTTGATGCGTTCAAGATTGCGGAGCCTATATTGCCGCTGATACTCGCGACGATCCGCCAAGAACTTTTCCCGGTCCCCGTAATATCTATCTGTAATTATAGAGCAGTTGATCACACCGTTTCCCATGTCAGAAGCCCTTCGCCGGAGCGAAGAAGCACCATACATTCGTGGATGCCCATGTGTCCCTGTAGAATATCCAATACTCGCCATCCTGAGATGGCAGTTCTTTGCCATAGGGCAGCACGACCTTTACGCCGTCGATATGCCAGCCATCAGGCAAGGTATGAACCTGGGAGCTTTCAAGATGGTGAGCGTCGGCAGGACCGCAGCACGAGGCACCCACCCAGGAAGGAACAGGATCGCCATTCGCCCAACGCTCATGAGCAAATGCCGGCGAGTGGAAGAAGCAGAAGGCCAGCACTGCGGCAATTGGGATGGCGACAATTATCCGCCTGTCCTCTAAGGCATGTCCCAAAAAGGGTGCATCGGATCTCCTTTCAATTGCAGCTACGGCTATGCGTGACACACGTCAGGACCGCACAGCCGGACAGGCACGGAAGACACAAGAGAAGGACGAGCGCGACGATCCTCATATCGTGATGACCTCGCAGCGGTCGATCGTGAGGTTGTGCGAGACGTCTGCCAATTGCGCGGAGAGCGTCAAGGAAACCGGGGTGGCGGGCGCGAAGTTCGCGGCGGTCGAGAGGCGGCGTTGTGCGACCAGGTAGGGCGTGGTCGTGCAGCGCAGATCGTTGTTAGAGACCTGGTGCGTCGTCGTGAGGGCATCGATATTCCACTCGGCTTCTAGATTCTGTGCCGCACCTGCATTGACCGGAGGCGTGAGCGTGCCCAACGTCGTCACTGTTCCGGCGCCGACAGCGATCGAGGGGTTTCCAATCCAAGAACCCAGCATTCGGACCTTGACGCTCCGGGGAGTGGAGAACACACCGCTCGCGAAGGTGACGAGGTTCGAGATCATGACCGTCGGCGCGAGCGTGCCGGTGAGTACGATCGGCCCCTCGATGACGTTCGCGCGGGCGAGCACCGGGAAGCCGCTTACCGATTGCGATTGCACGATGAGGGCTTGCGACCAGTCGCCGGCGCTCGCCGAGTTCTTCACGTAAAAGATCGGCCGCATCGCCGTGTCGTCGGTCTGCAGATAGACGAAGCCCGCAGCCGCTCCGTCATAATTAGAGCGGTTGCCTAGCGTGCCCGAGGCGTCGGCGTGCATCGCAACGGGCGCCGCCGTCTTCCCGAGCTGACGCTTGATCTCGCGAAGCGTCGACCACAGCCCGCCCGTCACCTGGTTGAACTCGCGCCGCGCGAGCCCCGGCGCCGTCGGCATGGACGTCTGCCGCGGCTGGAATGAGCCAATGATCTCGACCACGGACCCCGACGGTATGACCGGAGAGAACATGACCTGCCCGTCGGTGATCGGGCGAGGGAGCTGGCTCGTCGGCGTGCCCGATGCCGAGACGAGTTGCCAGCTTTCCAAGCCGAGCTCCACGCCGTTCACCGTGACGGCTATGTCCTCCTGCTCGCCGTATACCGGGAAATTGACGGTGATCGTCAGCGTGTCCTGCGCGAGCGTATAGATCGCGTATCTGTCAAGGTCCGGAACCGGAGGGACTGGCGGAAGAACGGTCATCAGTGTGGCAGGGCCGTTACGGTCGGAGCGCCAGTATGAGTGATGCGGAGCGAATCACCCTGGCCAATGCTGATTTCGCCGGCGATCACGCCAGTGTCTACGAAGGTGCCCCTGCGCCCGACCTCTATCTTCGAGACCGTTCCGCCTTGAACGAAAACCGTCATTCTCGCGGCCGTCGGTATGTTGTGGACCCAAGTGAAAGGCGAGTCGCCGACGGTGATCACTAGCTCATCATCTGGTCTCGCGACGGGCGTAAGCGAGTAGCGATAGCTGGACTTCGTTACGGCGCGCATCGCGTCGATCGGGTCCATCTCGATCGTCATCGAGTTTGCGGAATCCGTAACGGCTATTTTTTTCATGGGCGCCTCCTGGCAACGGCCCCAAAATGGGCGAGCGTCGCGCCGCCCTCAACGCACCCGTTACGGAATGCGGTTTTCGCCCGGCCGAGTGCGCGGCTTGATGCCGAATGCGTTCGCTAGCCCGTCCTCGCCACTGTCGAGCAGCCGCCGGAACGCCCAAAGGTTTTGCAGCGGCAGCACCTCGCGCAGCTTGTGCGAGTCCGTAGCGTTCCACGTGCCGCGTATTGCGTCCGATCCAGCGTTCTTCATCGCCTCGAGGTGCGACCAGGTAGGGCCGAGAAGCTCGGATAGCCCGGATCGGTCGACGCGGTTCGACAGCGGGCGCCCCGCGCCGATTGCCCGGAACGCGTCGGTCGAGCCGCCGAGGAGCCGGCTTTGCATGGCGTTCAACTCGGAGAACCAGCCGGTAACCGCGCTCCTATGCACCGCCTCCTTGATCCAGTCCTGCGGCTTGTCGCTAGCCGCCTGCCCGGACACCAGCGTGTAGAGCCGATAGGAGAGCATGCCCGACGCGATGAGGGCGAAGAAGCCTTGCAGCGTGCGCCCGTCACGCTGCTGCAAGTTCGAGAGCAGGATTCGCTCGTGCGCGCCTGCGATGAAGCTTTTGAACTGTCCGATGAGGCCGATGACCGGATTGGACATCCATAGTGGCTTCTCGGCGCCAGGCGTCACGACCGAGATATTAGCCTCGTGCAGCATGGCGTGCTCGAAGGCCTGGCGCGCGCCCGTGTCCTTCCAATCGCCCGTGTTCGGCAGGTTGACGCCGTCGATCTTCTCTCCCCCATCCTCGGAGAATGCCTTCCAGATGCGCGCAGCCATGTGCGGATCGATCGATGCGCCGGCCATGCGCGCGAGCGCCTTCGGATCGCCCGCGCCTTCGGCAATCGCCTTTGCGTCGCGCAGGAAGTCCTGGCTCGCCGCCGAGGTTGCGAGCGTCTTCATCCAATCGGTCCACGGCCCGTGCAGGTTGACCAGCATCGAGCGGTCCGTCGCCCAAGAGAGCCCGCGCTCGAACTTGGAACCCGGCCGGTAGTTCTCCGTCACGTCGGCGAACTGCGTCCGCATGTGGCCCATCATGCCGTCGACTCCGACCGCCATCGCCTTGGCCTGCGCCCGCATCGCCTTGGGCAACGGCGACATGCCGATCATGCCCTTGAAGAACGGGATATAGGCGTCGCGCATCACGTTCATGAAGCCGTATCGGGCGACGGCGTTGACGAGATCCTGCTGCCGGTTCGCCACCGATGTGCCGAGGCCGGCGAGCGAGTTGATGTTGCCGAACATGCGGGCATAGCGCGCGGCGTTCCTCATGCGCGGATCGGGCGACCAGCCGTAGACGCCCCGGATGCGGTCGCGCTGCGCTGCAATATCGCGGATGGTGGCTTTGCGCATGTCGCCGATGCGCTTCAGCTCCTTGTCGCTCTTCGCCGCGTCCGCCATGCGGGCATAGTCCTCGTTCACCCGGCGCATGACGTCGGTCGCCTCGACGTCGCCGAAGCGGCGCGTGAGCGCGATGTCCGGCACGACGGTCCGCAGGTGCGCGGCGAGGGCGTGCTCGACGTCCGTCTCGACGAAATCCTTTACGTGCGAGGTCGGGATGGCGAAGTCGCGCCGGTTGAGCGAGCCGCGGACTTGCTGCTTTGCGTTAATCGGGCCGATCGCCGGACCGCCAGAGGCGATGTCATAGGGAATGCGCCCATCCGGCGAGCCGACGATGCGGTCGATCGTCTCGTCCGCGCGGTTACCGAGCTCCTCGCGCGACAGGTCGCGGTCGCTCTCGAGGATGCGCTTGACGGCGCGATCGACGGGATGATCCGCCGAGGTGAGCCGCGCGCCCTTGCCCTCATAGACGCCGGCCTGCTGCTTCAGCCCGCGCACGCGCTCGGCTTCGTCACGCGCCTTCAGGGCGTGGATGGCCTCGGCCGAGCTGTCGCCTTTCCAGCCGCGAATCTCATCCTCGATCTTGCCGCGCACCTTGCCGCGCGCATCTTCGGCATTGGTTCGCGCCGCCTCGAGGAGGTCGCGCATCATGCTTTGGCGGTCGAGGCGCTGCTGCAGGAGCTTGGCTCGGCCGCTCGCCCTCGTCTCGGCGACTCCGGCCTCGCCGGTGCGCGCGCCCGCAATCGTCTCGCGTTGAGTGAGCTTGCCGCGATCCGCCTGCGCGCGCTCGACGAAGTCTCGTAGCTGCTGAAGAGCGGCCCGCTGACCTGCGATGTCCTGCGTGGCGCCCTCAAGATCCTTGCCTGCCTCGACCTTCTCTTGCAGCCGCTTCAAGACGGCCGGGATGCGACCCTGGTCCTCCTTGATCGCGCGGGCGACGCCCGCGAGAGTGGTCGGCCTGTCCGCGCCACCGAGCGCCTCCTCGAATGCCGTCGCCATCTCGCGGACGTGCTGCGTCTTGTCGCCGCTGGCTTCCAGCCACCACGAAGGCTCGCGACCGCGGCTGGCCTCGTCGATGATATCGAGCACCTGCGCCGGCGTCGGGCGACCGCCTTCGAACGAGTGCGGCGACATCTCGCCGAATAGCTCGCCCCATGCGTCGGCGTCGCGGCCGGCGCTGTTGATCAATCCCGGCCGGCGATTTGCCCCGCCGATGATGGACGAGACGTCGCCGCCTGTGTCCTTGATGCCGCCTTCCTTGACGATGTGGGACAGGATGCTTGCGGGCTTTGGCGCCTTGCGCCGACCGAGAAATACTTCGGCCGCCTTGCGGATATCGCCCGGAAGAACGTCGCCAACCTCTTCCTTCTCAACGCGCGCTTGCTCGGCCTGAGACATGGGCGCGGCCTCACGCCGGAGCGAAGCTGCTTCCCTCTCGAGATCGGCGAGCCGCTCAAGCGTCGCCGGGTCGCGCGCTTCGCCGCGCATAGCCGAAATGAATTCTCCGACCTCCGATAGCGCCTCGGCGATATCTGTCTGACGAGCGCGAACCGTATCGGTGCGCGCCCCGGCCTGCCGAGCGCCCATCGAGGCCTCATCGGCGCGCGTTCCGGTCTCGGCCCCCCGCTGCTGAAGCGTCGCGATCCTGCCCTCTAGCTTGTCGATCTGGTCGGAGAGCTTCGCATGCTGGTCGCTGAGATCCTGAAGCCGATCCTTGGTCGCGGCCTTCTCCGTCTGCTCGCTCGCATACCAATCCGTGAATATGCGTTTGACCTCCGGTCGGCGCGCTTCGATGACGTTTGGGCGCCACTGGCGCGGGTAGTGGCTCTGATCGCCCTTCGGCGGCTCGAGCTCCTCGCCGAGCATGGGCTTGCCATCTGGACCCATGGTGTCCTGCGCCCAGCCCTTGACTGGATCGAGCACCTTCTGCCGGAGTTCCTGCGCGGCCTGCTGGACCTGGGGGATGGCGTGCTCATCGCCGCTCCAAAGGGCTTGCGCGACCTCCGTCTTGAATTCACCGTAGGTCATCTTGCCGCCGCCCGCGCCGCGCAGATCGTCGACGGTTGCACGCTGGAAAGCCATGGGCGGCTGGCTCTCGCCGTAACGATAATCAACGAACGCATCGCGCAGCGCATCATGCGCCTTGATCGTCAGGCCGTTGATCTGCTGCTTGACGGATAGGTCGACCGGCGGCCCGCCGAAGGATGGCGTGACGCCCTGCTCGCCTTCCTCGAAGCGTAGCGGCGTATCGGCAGCATCGCCCCAGAACCGACGCGCGGCGAGCGACGGGTTGCTAAAGCCGCGCAAGGTCGGGCTGATCTTCATGTTCAGATTGCCGAAGGCCTCGAAGGCCGAGCCGATGATGGGGAGATCCTTCACTGCCTGCGGGATCGGGATGAAGCTCTTGAGCTGCATCTGACGAACGTCGGACGCCGCGGCGCCGGCCGCCTGCGCCACGCCGGGGCCGAAGGGCGCGTTCTCGTTGGCGGCCGCCTCGAGCGGAGCCTCGCCGGTGCTGACGACTTTCCGCGCCACATCGAGGTCGGCGGTCGCGGCCTTCACCTCGGCCGGGCTCATCAGCGCGTGGGCGCCGGCGCCGAGTATCCCCATGAGGAGCGTTGCCGAGGCGACGTTGCCGGCGCTCTCCGATAGCGTCCGGCTCACCTGCGAGGACTGAAGCGCCGCCTCCGAGACGGAGGACTGCAACGCTCCGAGCGCCGCCATCCGCCGCGCCGCGGCGATGACGCTCACCCCGCGCTCGGCCATGCCGACGAAGGGCAGATACATGGTCGGGTCGACGAGACCGGCCGCCAAACTCGCCACGGTCCCGCCCCACCCCGAAGCCGCGAGCGTCTTGCGGTCGGCATCCTCGCTATCGATGCGCGCCATGATCGAGCGCGTCGTCGCCTCATTGGGCGAGCTCGTGAAGCTCGACAGGTGCTCGGCCTCGTATTTCGTGCCACGGATAATATCGAGCGGATTGTGGTTCGGATCGTAGGCCGTCGAGGGCGAGCCCTGCTGGATCGCCGATATGACGGAGGCGATCGGGTTCTGCTGCCGGAAGGCGGCGCCGATTGTCTCGCTCGAGGAAGGCCCGGCGAAGGGATCGGGCGGCGGCTGGCCGAGCGGCGCGCGGAAGAGCGGCGGCGCGGCATCCGGTGCGGGCGCGGCGGGAAGCGTCGCGGTGCTGTCGTCGAGCGGCATCAGGGCTGACCCCAGGGCACCATGCTCTCCATGCCTCGTATGGCCTCACCCGCGCGCGCGGCCCGATCATGCGCCGTCGTGAAGCGCTGCTCGGCCGTGGCTTGCGGCTGCGTCGGGTCGCCATGGAAACGCGCCGGCCGGTCCCCGTCCATGAGCAGGTGGAATTGCCCGCTGGTGTCGCTCACGACGACCTGATAGCCGGGCAACTGGCGGTTCGCGATTTCGGCCTGCGTCTGCGCGTCCGGGACGAGCGCATGGGCACCGCTCGCGATATTCAGAGCGCGTTGCTGCTCGGCGGTTTCCGCCACCGGGCTCGTTTGGACGAGGCCGAGGCCAGGCATGAAGGCTTGCGCAGGCGCCGGCAGCTCGACCCCCTGGGCGCCGGCGCGATTCCTGACGAAGTCGTTGAGCTGAGTCCGTACATAGTCCGTCGATCCGCCGACCTGCGGGTAATAGCGCTCCGGCGGATAGGCCATCACGCGGCTGTTATTGGCGTCCGACGTGCCCCATTTCTGGGCGATGTTCTCCTGCGCGAACTTGTCCGAATCCGCCGCTGATCCGGTCTTGCCATATTGCATGCGGAACGCCTGCTCGTAGTCGTCCTTGAGCGCCATCGCCGTCATCGCGGGCGCCTCGCTAGCGGGCGCGCCTGCCGACGTAAACCAGCCGCCGAACTTCTTAATGACCTGCGCCGGCGTCAGCCCCTTGAGGGGCCCGGCATCCGCCTGCTGCTCGAGATCCTTCCTCGCCTTCATCACGCCCGGATCGTCGTTGCGCCGCATCTCCTTGGCGAGCTGGTCCGGCGGCAGGAAGGCGAGATGCGACTGCCAGTAGCGGAGATCGGAGAGCGCCTCCGGTCCGAAGTCCTTCTTGAAGGTCTCAGCGTTGCCATTCCGATAGATCGCGTCGAGCGCGCCATAGGCCGCGCCCATCTTCGCCGGGTCGCCCGAGCGCGTGAGACCCGAGATCGCCGCCTTCATGTCGGGCGAGGCCATAAGCGCGTCCATCTCCTCGGGCTTGAGGCCGCCCACAAGGCCGTTGAGGAGGTTCTGCGCGCCGCCGGGAGGCGCCGACTGCAGAAAGTTCGCCATGCCCTTCGTGTCTGCCGCCGAGAACATGAGCGGCGCCGGCGGCTCCTTGCGATACGATCCGATCATAGCGGCAGCCGTGCGGCGCTCTAGCAGCCCTTGCGAGAAGGCGTCGCCGTTCGACGGGTCGAGCGGGATCGGCGGCCGCGGAATCCAATTGCGCTTGACCGCATCGCCCATCGGGTCGGTCTGATGTTCCTGCGTGCGCTTGATGAATTGCGACTGTGCTTGCTCGGCAAGCTTCTGCTGGTAGATCGAGCTGCCCTGCGCCATGGCCTTGGCTTGATCGATTTTTGCCTGTCCCTCCCCGAGAGGAAGGCCGGAAGCGGACATGGCGAGCGCGTTCCCCTTGACCATGGCCTCGATATTCTGCGCCTGCTCACCGAGCTCCTTCGTATGCTTGCTGGCGAGCTGCATGAAATTCGCGAGCGTCTCCGGGTTCGGATCGAAGCCCGCCCGCAATCCGCTTTCGATCGCCGGTCCGATCTGCCGCGCGAGCGCCAGCGTGTTGCGGTCGTCGCTCGCGGCCTGGCGCACCTGCTCGGAGAGGAGGAACGGATTCTGCTGCACCTGCGCGGCCGTGAAGGGAACACCGTTGACCGAGGACGGCATGGTGAGCGTCTTGCCCTGGAAGGTCGAGCCAGCCGGGATGGCGTAACCGAGGATCGACGCAGCCTCCTGCCGACGTCGGGACGGGTTCGCCGGGAGCCCCGCGATCGCCGCCGCCACAGCTTCCGGGTCGCCGGATTTTGCGGCCTGGACGACGGAGCCGGGCAGGTGCCCGTAATTGTAGGCGACGCTCGTCATGGCGGCCTGCGCTTTGTCGCCGAGCCTCGCCCAAGCGTCGCCGCCGATTTGCCCTTGGATCTGGCTCTGCGTTTCTCCCGCCCGCCGGGCGAGATCGCGGTCGGCATCGGCCGGGCTCACCGCTATCCCCGGCTGGACCTTCACTACCGTCCCGTCGGCACGGGTGATCGTATCGGAGCCGTAGCCGACGCGATAACCGGCCGGGTTGCCATGCACATCGTGATCCATGTAGGGCGTCGTGCGGAAGCCCTCGAAATGCTTAATCATATCGGCGGTCGTGTTCGTGACGCCGCCCGGTGCGCCCGCAGCCGCCGCGCCCTGGACCTGAACCGCCCCGGCCCCTGCATCGCGCTGCGCATTCGGCCCGGCATAGGTCGTCCCATCCGCCGATTTCCACGTGGACCAGCCCTGCCCCCCTTGGCCCGTCGGCACCGGCGCGGCGACGGGATGCGGGCCGCCTCCGGGGAAATGCGCGTTGAACTGCTGTTCCGGCGTTCCCTGCGCGGTCGCCTTGCTAATCCCGTAGATGTCGCGCGCGGCCTGGAGCTTCGACACGCTCTCGCTATCGCCGAGATTCTGCGCGTTGGTGATAACCTGGTCGAGCATGCCGTCGGGCAGATCGCGCCCGGCATGGATCGCCGTGAGCGTCTCGTTCACGGTGCCGCGGTTTGCGTCGACCTTCGCTTTCTGGTCGCCCCCCAGGTATTCGAGCCGGTGCAGGCCGAGATTGTATAGGCGGTTCCGCTCCTGCTCGGGAATGTTCAGCTTCGGGTTGTTGAGGATCTCGTCCTCGAGGATCTTCTGCGCCGCCGCGCGGCCGCCACCAGGCCCCGTGCGCGTGAAGGTCGAGTCCACATGGCCGATGATCGCCTCGGCCTGCAAGAGGTCGGTCGAGCGCTGCTTCTCGCTCGCGATCTTCTCCGGCGAGATCTTGAACAGCGGGTTCGTGCCGAGGCTGTCATAGAGCGCGTCGAGCTCCTTCGATCCCTTGATGAAGTCCGGCGTCCCGGTGCCGCCCTGGCGCGCTAGCGCGGCGAGCTGGTTCTTGTGGTCCTCGATCTGCGTCAGGATCGCCTGGTGCGCGTTGTTGACGTCGAGCGCGGCCTTCTGGTTGACGAGGCCGTCGTAATGCTGGACCGCGAGCCGCGATCCATCGCGGAAGATCGCCTCGCCCATTGCACCTGGATTGTTGGCGCGGCGCTGGTCGAGATAGTCTCCGGCCGCTTTCTGGAAGCCAGCCGGGTCGTTGATATGGTCCCTCGCCATGTTGGTGAAGTCGGCGAGCATATTCGTCTGCGTCGACGCGACGACGCCCGTCGACACGGCTGCGTTATAGGCCTCGCCTGCGCGCCCCAGAATGAACGAGGTCGCCGGCGTCGTGACGTTCATCGAGCCGTCGGGATTGCGCGTGACCGACTTCTGCAAATCCTCGGCCGCCTGGCGCTTCGCCAGTGGCACCGCGACGTCCTCGAGGCCCTGCCCGAGCGCCGCGATGCCCTGGCTCGCGTCCGTCCGGCCCTTGATCTGGATCGGCTGAAACACGTCCGCACCGACTTTTTGTTGCGGCGGCTCCGACACCACTAATTGTGGCTGGGGCAGAGGCAAGTCAACCATTAGAGAAGCATCCCAATGTCGCGCGCGAAGTCTATAGGATGACGAGCGCTCTTTCTCGCATTACACGCCCTGCATAGAAACTGTATATTTGCGAGAACGTGCGCGCCGCCCTTGGAGACAGCAACAATGTGGTCTATCTCCATCGGCCTCTTGTTCATGGCGCGACAGCCGCACATTGCACACTTGCTGCCATATTTGCGTCTATGCTCCGCCATCTGCTCCGTAGTTATCTTTCCGCCGTTTCTTTTTTTCCTTGCCCTATAATTATGGCTCTGCACTCTACGAGCTTCTGGATTTTTTTCGTCCCATTCCCGTCGCTGCTGCTTGCGCCGCTCTTTGTTCTCTTCGGCATAAGCCCTATCTCTCGAACGATTTTTCTCATGCCATAGCCGCATAGTGCTAAGTTTTCGCTCTCGGTTGCGCTCGCGCCATGCCGCCCCTGTGGCCGCCTTGCGCTCGGCATTCTTTAGCCGCCAGGCCCTATTGAGGTCACTTCGATGCTCGCGGTTGGCCTGGCAATATGCTTTGGAGGAAGCCGCGTGCCTCGCCTTATATTCGGGCGTCTTTTGTAGACGCCGGTCGCGCTCTCGATCGCACTCGATGCAGCAACATCCCTTCACGCGACGCGGCGAAACGTGGCCCGACGGGCACGGACGCCCGGTCATATAGACTGGAGACCCGATCTGCCTGGCTTCACGAGGGTTGGCGGGCATTGCTTGTGGCAAATCAACCATCGGTCAGGCCTTGAGCGCGCCGGAGATGCCGCTGAGCAAACCGCCGAGGCCGCCGAGATCTCCGGTGAGCCGCGCCGCGGACGCGTTCGACTCGTCGGTCGCGGCGTTGATCTGCGCCATCGACATCGCCGAGATGCCGGCCGCGCGCTCCATTGCGGCGCCCGAGCGGTCGGTCGCGATCTGCGCATTGATGTTCGCGAGCCGCTGCTGGCGCGCGGTGTCCGACAGTGCCTCGACGCGGTTCTCGATCGCCGCGCCCGTCGGCGAGTCGCCCGCCACATTCGCCGAGGCCCGCACCGCCGAGATGTTCGCCAGCGCACCGACGAGCTGGTCGCGCATGAACGTATCGGTTTCGGAGGCTTTCGCCTGCCCATAGGTCGCGTCGATATCGAGGTTCTTCGCCCTGAAATTGTGAAGCGCCTGCGACTCCTGGCCCTGCAAGATCGCGTTGACCGCCTGCGTCCGATCGTTCGAGGCCGCGGTGTCGCCGGCAATGAGCTTCGAGCCGGCGGACAGCCCGGTTGCGGCGAGAGCGAGCGGAGCGGCGACACCCATTAAATTGTGACCTCTAGCGAGAGCTCGCAGATGCGCATCGGGCCGGGTCGGTCCTTGGTGATCGTTACCGAAGGATCGTATGAGCGACCGAGCGGCCGGATTGAAAACTGGTCGCCGCGCACGACAGGCGGCTTTGTCGCATCATCCCCGAAATACGTCACCGGGAACGTCCGGTTGCCGAAGGTAAACCCTGAGAAATTCTGCACGTTCACCATGGCGCGCTTGATCTTGCGGCGCTTCTGGCGCTGACCGAGATCGTCTCCCGGCTGCGCGCCCGGAACGATCGGCTCGAAGACCGGCGGCGCGAATATGCCTGCGACGAGCGTCGGAGTGTGGAGCAAGTCCTCGCCGTTCTGCGCGATGATGAAGCCGTTGCCGTCCACCTGCCGGTCGCCCATGTCGAGCGCCCCGTCCATCAGCGTCACCGTCTGGTTCGTGAAGAGCCAGAGCGGACCCTTGCCGGCCGGCGGAGCGAGCGCGGCGGGAAGGTTGTTTATGAACAAGCACTGATCCATGAACAGGCTCGTGTCCTCGACCTCGACGAACGTGTTCTGATAGAGCGATGTGAAATACACGGTTTCTTCGATAGAGGACGCCCAGGAGATGCCTTGACCGGTGGCCGGATCTGCTCTCGTGTCCCAGATCGACCAGCCGACGAAGGTCCGATCCGGCGTGAATTTTCCCACGACCATCGTCTTGTCTGAATTCACCACGTAGACGTATCGCTCGGGAATTTGTCCGTCGCCTGCGACGAGAGTGAAGGTCGTTGGCGAGTCGAACAGGTCAGAATGGTTGTCGCTCATGTCCTGCGTCACGTAGGGGCGCGAATAGGCGCCCGTCGCGCGCACGACGCACATGCGGTTGCGCCCAAAATTCATGTAGACGATCACATCCTGCGAGGGGATCGGCCGAATGTTGGAGACGCCATCATTACTGATCATGCGGAACTCGACGGAGCCGGGCTTAAGGGGGTTGCCGGACGAGGAGATCGGGATCTGAAAGATGCCCCGGTCCGTGAACACGAACTCGTCGCCCCAGCCCACGACATGATGCACGCCAGGCGGCCCTTGCGAGGTCGACGCTATGAACTCGAGCATTGCCGAGTCGGCGAGAGTCCCGGCCTGTGGGTTGAGGGCCGCCGCCACCTGATCGACCCATAGGCTATTCGGAACGTCGATAGTGCTCCACAGCACGGCCTCGGGCTTTTGCGGAAAGTCGCAGAAGCCGAGCCTCGAGTGGTCATAGAAGCAAGAGCCCGGCCAGCCGCGCGCCGCCGACATGAACTCCTCTTGCCATTCCGACGTGATCTGGTCGCTCGTGCTGCCCTGGACCGGGTTCGCCGTGAAGGCGCTAGAACCATAGGGGCCGACGAGGATATCGGCGACCGAGCCGTCGGGTTTCCAGACCCAGGCGCCATTGAACTTGATCGCCGATATCAGGACGCCGTTCACCGTCCCGGACCCGATCGAGGTTACCTCGAACTTGATGGGCTGGATCGTCGCCGAGACGACCTGACCGACCTGGAATGGCGTCGTGTCGACGACCGGCACGGAGATCGCGTCGGGAAGGCGGAAGCCCACCGTCGCCGTGGCATGCGTAGAATTCGCTACGCCCGTTATGACGACCTGCTGCCCGGCGATCGAGAGCGACGCCCCGATATAGGAGGCACTGAAGAAGGGCACCGAGCAGGTAAGCGTGATCCCGGCGCCAACCGTTCCCGTATACGCCATCGTCGAGCCGTCTTGCCGAAAATTGTAGAACGGCTCGAAGACCTGGCCGCCCCCGCTTTGGAAATTGAACTGAGCCGGCACGCCCCATGTTTGAGTGTCTGGGTCCCACGGGACGACCTGCGGTCGCATGCCGCCAAAGGTAATGACGATCTGGTTCCCAGCCTTTACCCACTGCACAAGCCAGATAGTGTCGGCGGTCCAAATATAATCGGCGGACTTGCGCGTCACGAGGACCGTGCCGCTCGTGTTGGCGATGGAGATCTGGCCCGCGCCGAAGCCGATGAGATAATCGAAACCCGTCGCCATGCGCACCGGATCGGCGCGAAGCCCGATCGACAGGCTGATCGGCCGCCGGCCCGGCCGCGGCACCAGTTGCCCGGCCTGCTCGATGCGCCAATTGCGCTGTGTCCTCGCCCCGGTGCGCGCTGCGTCGCCGTCATCCCGGCGCTGCATGCCGGCATTTACCTGGCCGCCCGAGAAGTCGCGTTGGGCGAATAGCAGCGCCTTCACGGCCAATACCCCGTCGACCGCCTCCGGCGCCGCTCGAGGATCGACGAGCGGAACATCACGCGCCGCGGCTCCTCGCCGTCCGAGCGGGAGCGCGCGAGCTTCAGCGCGTCCTCGGCCTTCTTGTCGCGGGCCTCGGCCTCGGGGAAATCTTCGTTGAGCCCGCGCAGGCAGGCCGCCTCGATCTTGAGGCGCAGCGTCGCCACGAATCCGATCGACCAGGGCTGAGCCCCGACGGGAAAGGGAATGTAGATCGCGACGACGCCCATCGGCCCGACGCAATGGATCATGTCCTGCACGATCCGGTATTCGAGATCGGGCGGCCGCGTGTCTTCCTCCGGCATGCCATAGCCGAGCGAAGGCAGGACGAGCGCGGCGAGGTCAGCTCGGTAGACGGTCTGGACAATCAGGCAATCCCCAGGCTTCTCGTAGACGTCTTTGAAGCCCGGATACAACGAATCCCCGATGCGCGAGAGCTGCTGGAACCGCGTTGCGAACTTCCAGTCATGCCGATAGAGCAGCGTCGCGACCTCCTGCTCATAGGCCGAAGAGGCGACGCGCCACTCGTCGGAGGCGTCATCTGGGACGGTGACGGTATTATTCGCGGTGTTGACGAGCGCTTCGTTGATGATGCGCAGCTTGTCGTTGAAGAGCGTGAAGCGCTGCGGCGTTGCGCCCGTCTCGGCGACGATATCGATGCCGATGCCGTCGCTCGGCGTCTCGGTCGTGAGGAGCGTTGGATTGGGATCGGCCATGCCGCACGATGGCGCTGGCGCGGCCCCCTCTCAACGCACCCGATTAAATCCCGTGAGCAATAATCGTGACGTCGTTCACTGTGGCCGTGCCTCCCGTGATGTTGGAGAGGCCGAGATCGATCCAATATGGCGTGCCGGGAGTTAGCCCCGTGGCGATGCAGCTCTGCGAGAAAACGCCCTTCCCCGCCGTGGTCGAGGCTACATATTTTGTCGATGTTGTTCCGCAAAGCGTCCCGGTAACGGCATCGCCATTGCTGGGAGGGGTTCCCGTGCCAAACCTGATGCTGAAGGCCGCACCATCACCGATCGTCGACGCATTGAAAATATCACCGCTAACCGTGATCACGGCCCTCGAGCTAATAAGGGGCGTGATGCTAGCGACCCCACCAAACCCCATCATGACCTGCGTCGCGCTTGTCGTCCCGGTGGGATTGTTGGGAGTGAATCCCGATACCGCGAACTTGCCAGTGGTCAACACGCAAGCCGAGTTTGTCCAATTGGTCTGACACGCCCCTGCGATGTTTCCCGCCATCACCGAGACAGAGTCAACGGTCGCGCTATTGGTGACGCTCGTTCCGCCGACCGATCCAAGGCTGTTGGTAAGGATCGTCGCGTTGATCGTGTTGTCGAATGAGAGCTGCCCCTGGATCGTCTGGTTTACGACCATGACCTCGGTCGTCTGCACCGCGGGCGTGCCGCCGAACACCACATCGCCAGAGGCCGACGAGGTGCATCCGGCCGGAAAGACTCCCCCGCCCATGAGGCTAAATCCGACGAGGCCGGCGCCATAGATCGAATAGGTTTTGGCTCCGAAAACCGTGATATTGTCGAAATTGTCGTCGCGGATGCCGATAGGGGCGACGCTGTTCAGCGTCCCGTTCATGTAGAGCATGTATTCGGTAGTGCAGTTTCCGGTAGTCGACAGGACCATATCATGGAAGTGCAAGAAGCCTATCGGCGGCCCGACGGGCTGGTTGATTGATATCAGGGAGCCGCCGGTCGTCCCAGCCTTGCCGTAGATCCCCATGTTCCCGATGGACGAGTCATTTGCGGCAAAGCTCGAGATGCAGAACAGCCCGCGCGTCGGATCGGTCTCATTGTAGTTTCTATAGATAACGGTTGGACCGATGCCCGCGCCGAAGAGGTTGATCTGCCCGTGTAGGCAGTTTGGGCGGCTCGTGAAATTATAATTTCCCGGCGGCATGAAGCATTGCTTCGTCGGGCCGGCCGCGCATGCGTCGATGAAGGCGTTGAAGGCCGGCGTGTCGTCGCTCGATCCGGGCGTGCCGTAGGTCAGGAAATTTGTCTCTTGGAGCAGCGCGCCTGCGAGAAATGGCGTCAGGTTCGAGAGCAGGCCCTTGCGTGTGATGCCGTTCTGCACGAGGGCGAAAAGCTCAGATCCCGTGAAGGGCACGGCCGCCGGCGGAAGGTTGCTGATCGGTACGGTCCTGGTCTGCGCCAGCGCGCCGAACGACGCTAGCGCGATGAGAGCGGAGAGGACGAAGCGCTTCATGCCGCGAGGGTGGCGGCGCTCCCGTTCAGCAGCAACGCACCCTTATGTTGACACCTCCGTCGATTGAGAGCCTAGCTATAAAAAATCCTGGGAGGACAGGATGAAGAGAGCTTTCTTGGCTGCGCCATTGGCATTGGTGATGGGGGGCGGGACGGCGGGAGCAACCGTCTGCACGATCGACGTTCCGATCGAGGTTCACCGCGGTGGCTCGCACGATGTCCTCCAAGCCTTCGGCCATGCTTCCTTCCCCGACCTCACCTTGCACTTTGGCGACATCGCCAACTTCACTGTCGAATTCGGCAAGGAGCTGATCGTCGATCATCCTCATTTCCTGGCCGACAGCTTCCACAGCGACGGCCAGCTTATCGTCTCTCAGCTTCCGCTCGGCAACGGCTTTGTGCATTTCGTCTATGACTCTCTTTTTTATCTTTCCGACCCAGACATCGGAAATAGCTTCAATGTCTCTGCTGGCTTCATCGGCACGCCCAATTCGGATATCAGCCTCACGCTGAATGGATTGAGCTTTGAGGTGACCGCTGTTCCGGAGCCGGCGCCCTGGATGCTGCTGGGTTTGGCATTCCTCGGGATTTTCATGTTCAAAGGTTGCCCCCTTCGCGATCATCCATGATTGTTACAGTTGATGATGTTATCATCCGCGATCGGCGAATTATCAGTTAAATTAATGTTCCCGCCGTAGGTCGGGGTCGGCATCCCCGCAGTAACAAGCATGCATCCAACCGCTCCTGTCGGATCAATGTAATTGTTGGTCCAATTCACAGACCCAACTGAGGCCATCGGGTTCATGTCGCCTATCAAATATGACACTCCGGTGTGGTTCGATACTCCGCTCCAGGCGTCCGCGAGCTTATTCGCCACAAATACATTGTGATCCGTCACCCATGACGTCAACGCGTTGGTCGTGCCGTTAAGGTTGTTAGGAATGACGCAGGACGTCGTTCCGGTCGTGTCCGAACCCTCCATGCATAGGGAGTAGGATTTCTGATAAAGCGCAAAAGTATGCCCACCTGTTCCAACAAATTGCTCCGCGTCACCATGGTTTGAGGTCAAAAGTGTCATCTGTGTGCTAGCTGTGACTACCGGCGAGGATAGTTGAAAGGCTGTCCCAGCGCATGATCCTGTCGATGAAGTAATTTGTCCAAGAAAAGCATTTCCATTTCCCATAACGGGACTGCCGGCTTTAACGGTCCCTGTCTGAGAACCAGCAACAAACGAAGTTATGCATAGCGTGGTTCCTGAAATGCTGCCTATGGCCTGCCCGATAGGATAGGTCATTCCTTCTTCGTAGTCATATTGCATCACGAAATTGCCATAGCCCGCGGATGTGATACATCTTCCAGGACAATGTAGAAATACCGAGTAGGTAATATTTACATCGCTATTACCAATAAGCCCTCCCAAAAGCGTCGTCGCCACTGTTGTTGATGTGGCCTCATACGTCCAAGGCGTCCCGACTCCATCGAACACGGAGTTCAGAACCGTCACGGTCGGTGGAGCGGCGGTGAGGTTACCAATGTTGACAAGCTGAGCAATGTTGCCGCAGTTGGTGCCCCATTTGAAATTGGAGTTTTCAAGGGTGATATTGCCAGAGAAGGGATTAGCGAAGTTTAAGAATGTGCAGTTGTTGGCGCCAAAATCCCAACCGTCAAAGGTGACATCCGTCGATGCCACATTGCAAGTCATTGTATGGGTTACACTCGAGTAAGAACACCCTGTTGGAGGGGCATCGGTGCCGGGGATTTTCAAGACCGTAGCAGATGGGATGCCAATGGCGTAATCGACCCCCGCGACGTTCCACGTGGGACGGGTTGCGTAAGTCTGCCCGGACTGAAGCGCATAGGACGTGAAAAAGTTCGAATGCTGGAAGTTGCCGCCGACCGGAGCTCCGGGACATCCGTCCGGCAGCGCAGCGCCGAGTGGGCATGAGCCTGGCGCAGCCACAGCACCATGCAGGCGCATTGCCGCGTCTGCTCCCGCACAGTTCAGCAGCAGAGCAAGACCTGCAACGAGAAGCTTCATGGCACAGTTACCACAGCTCCAGTTTTATGATAGGTCACGGCCGTCTGAGTGCCACTCGGCACAGTTTGAATCGACAACAACTCACCCGCAGCAGCCCCATAGCTGTTTGTTGAGTCATTGCAAGTCGCTGGAGTTGCCGCACCGTTAATCACACAGGCGATATTCCCTGGAGATCCAACAGCCGATCCGCCTGAGAGCAGATTGTCTGTCCTGCTGGTGCCCAATGCCCAGGTGCTCTGGATCACTCGGAGCTTCTTGATCGTCATCGCCACAGGGGCAATATTGCGATTATCCGTCTCTGTAGCTGAGTTACCACTGATGCCGGCCAAATCAAGAAATCTATTGGCACTGACAGAGATCCCGGCACCGCCGGTCTGAAACACCAGAGCTTCATTAGAAATAGTGGGTATCCATCTCACACTCGCCTTTGGAGCGCCGGCCGTTGGGGTTGTCCCAGTCAAGCACCCTGTTAGGCTATTACCTGCTGGGCAGCTTTCGAATGACAATGTATCTCCCGCCGCGATGGTGATTGCATGAGCCCCATTGGTGTCGTTGCATGTTGTGTTGGGAGCGCCCGAGCCGGTCAGGAAACATGTTAAAGTCGTTGGGGTGCCGTTTTTAAGAACATAGTAGTCGTATCGCCCCGTTCCAGGTGCGGCTGGTGACAACACATAGAGGTTGTCGATCGTGCCAGCGGTTGGCATAACAGCAGAGGCGAGTGTCTCTGTCGTTTGAAGGCTCGCCGCACCGCCCCAGCCATAATAATCAATCACGGTCGCCGATGAATTAGCGGTGCTCTGTCCACTGAACAGCGGGCTTTCTTGCCCTATTGTAGAAGTGAAGGTGCCGGAAATCTGCACTGTGGTCTGTGCAGTCGGAACTGCGCCAGCTTGACAACTTGTGGCATTGCTAGGACACACTTGCCACTCAGCAACATCCCCAGGATTTACACTCACAGTATGCACAACGTCCGCACAGGACGTGGCGGTGGGATTGGTTGAGGAGCCGCTAGTGCCATCTATTGTGCAGGTAAGCGTCGTCGCCACTGGACTGACCGAGCCGGCTGCAGTAAACAGCGTGATCTTATATGTCCCTGTGCCTACTCCGGCTGGGAAATTGGCATAGAGATTGCCAATTGTTCCTTGCGTAGCGATAATGCTCTGCCGCCCAGTGACCGAGGTTCCCCAGTTGTTATTCGCAGTCCCGGACGCCAACGAGCCGTAGTTGAGCAATGTCTGGCTCACAGCCGTGATTGTTGACCCTCCTTGGCTTAGGATTGGCGTGACCATCATGACCACGGGAGGACCAATAGAAGTTTGCAGTACAGAGTGCCACGAGGCCTCGGCTGGAGTGGCGATTAGCAGCCCTGCAAGAAGGAGGTCACGTAGTCTCATAATTGATAGCCCCATGCTGACACCGAGACTACACCGCCTGTGCCAGGGGCGGCGGAGATCACGGCGATGCCAGTATTAATGGCCGAAGACGGGACGCAGGGAGTGAAGATCATCTCAGTGATGCCAATGCCACTGGTCGATGGCGCGGTCCATTGAGTGAAATTCATAGTGGCGGTCACGGTCCCAGTAACAGTTGAATTGGCAGTCGCTGCGGCGTTGGCATTGGCGCGAATAGAGAAGCCGCAAATATACGTCTTGATCGAGGCCGAGGCCGCAAGCGTCGCAGTGGTTGCCGCAGTCGTGCCCGTGGCCGTGGCGGTGATCGGCACCGCTCCGAATGGATACTGGCTCGCGAGCGTCGCCGGATTTCCGGCCGTCGTGTTGAGCGTGTCGAGCTTGGTGTTGCTCGAGGTGATATCGGCCTCGATCGTCGTGAGGCGCTGCGCTAGGCGCTGCATCTGCTGATTGAGAGAGCACGAGGCCGTATCGGTCGTGCAGGCCGTCGCGCCGGGCGCTCCGAGGTTCGTGTTCGTCGTCGCTATGGCAGTCGCGACGTTCTTCAGGATGGCGATGACGGAACCGCTGCCAGAGGTCCAGGCCGCATCGGCCAAGGCACCCACATCGACGAGCGCCCCGGTGAGATAGGCGCCCCCGACCACGGACCCCGCGGCCAATGTCGCCGCCCCGGCGCCGCCGCCGCCTCCCCCGGTGCCGGTTGGCAATCCCGTGCCGCCGACCATGTTAATCACTACATTGCCGGTGCCAGGCTTGGTTTCGCAAGCCACCTGCGTGGCCGCGCCTTTGGTGAAGGCAAACCAGCCGCCGCCACCAGAGATGAAAACGCCGGTCTGGGATGGAGTCGGGCCGAGGTTGCAGTAGACCCCCACCGCGCCGCCGTTGGACACGACCACAATGTCGCCCGCGGGCAGTGTTCCGACCTGGCCGGCCTCGGAGGCCGTAAAGGGGGTGCCAAGGGCGGAAGCTGTGAACCCGCCGACTGTCGTGGCCGAAATCGACCCGCTGATGCACGTCGCCCCAAACGCATCGACGGTCTGATAGGCAGGGCCGGTCGCTGTCAGGCTTTCGCCGTTGCAAGCGCCGCTCTTGCCGAGCTGGACGCCCTGCGCGCTGGCCGGAACGACGGAAATGCAGGTCGCCGCCGCGAGGGCGGCAAGGGCAAGCAGCAATCTACGCATGGCGGTCCTCCAATGAGGCGCCGCCGGTCAGGGGGCGCGAGGTGTCTTGGTCTGCGTCGGATCGTGAAGGTGGGATTGCTCCGCAGTCAGAAGCTCGGGCTTAACCTCGAGCGGCGGCGGCGTCAGATCCTTGACGTCCTTCGCGCCCTTCCACTCCTCAAAGGAGTATTCCTTCGGGTGCCTGGCGACGGCCTCGTCGGCGTCGATGTCCTCGAGCGTGTATTTCTCGAAGGCATCGGCGCCCTTGGCGTCCTTGAACTTGCGGTGAACGACCTTCATGGGATCACTCCAAAGGCAGCAGCACGGCCTCAGACGTGAAGGTGATCGACTTACCGGTGCCGGTCACGGTCACGTAGAGATACATGTATTGATAGTTGATGCCGTTCTGCTCGGTCGCGACCATGAGCTCGTAGCGGCCGGGGTAGCTGTCCGATCCGGTGCCGGCTGGCGCGCCCCCCGTCGAGTGGGCGCCGTTCGGGACGAGCGTGCCGTAGCCGAGCGTCATGCCGCCGAGGTTGACCGGGTTGGTGCCGGCCGCGACGTTCGAGCCCATGACGTCGATGTGGTAAACATCGTCGTTGGTGCCGATGACCATCGCCGACACGTCGATCAGGATGCCGATGTTGAAGCGGGCATAACCGCCGATGACGCCGAGATCGGTCCGCGTGGGCTTGCCGCCGAGGTCGAGGATGGCGTTCGCCGAGGCGACCTGTCCGATGCCGTTCCCCGTGTAGGCCGCTGCCCCATCCGAGAGCAGCATCAGTTTGTCTTGTGTATAGCTCATTGATGCTCTCCGTTAGCGCCGCCGATCAAGCGACGAAGGTCGCGTTGGTGATCCCCGACAGGCGGGTGAAGGCGAACAGGTGCTCGACGACCAGGCCCACATCCCACGACACATGCGTGTTGTAGGTGATCGAATCCTGCAAGAGGCCGACGTCACGGATTTCCATCGGCTTGATCTGGATACCCTTCACGCCACCCTCGCTAAAATTGCAGATATACATCGACGAGGTCACGGCCGAGCCGCCATTGGTCGCGACTTCGGTGAAGGGCAGGATCGCGGCGTGCAGATCCTTCTCGTAGCCGAACAGAAGCGGATAGCCCGCATAGGAGAGCTTCGGCTTTCCGGTCTCGTCGAAGGTCTGCGCGACGAAGCCCGTCAGGGTCGTGGTGCGAGCTGCGGCGATCCAGCGATACTTGATCGCCCACGGGCAAATGATATGCGACGGCCTGCGGCATTGCTGGATAGCGTTATCCAGCATCGAGAGCGAAAGCGCACTGCCGCCAGCCGTGTTGAGCGAGTTGTCGACGTTGCGGCCATAAAAGGCCGAGCGCTTTTGCAGACCGGAGAACACCGTGCCGTCGGTCGTGTTGTCGCCCTTGAGGAACGTCGAGAGCCAGAGCTCGCCCAGCCTCGCCATGCCCATCTGCTCTTCCCAGGCCCGGCGGCGCGGGCCGCCGCGGTCGACGATCGCCCGGTCGACCGGGATGTCGTGGTCGATGATGAAGGTCGCCTCTTGGAACGGCGTCACCGTGCCGGCGCCGCTGGTCGAGGCCGAGTTCACCCGGCGGAAGGCCATGCTCGACGCGAGCGAGGCCTGCCGGTAGCCCTGGTAGATCGGGCCGGAGAGCCCCTCGAAGGGGAGCACCTGCATGACGTCCGACGAGTTCGCGAACATCTCGACGAGAGGCCGCGCGTTGTCGTCGATGTCCTGCCCCTTCAGATATTCGGGCAAGGTCATGACTGGCGTGATGAAGGGGACTGCGTTGGCGGCCATGGTTCAGGTCTCCGTCTTCACCGCTGCTTGGCGTTCTGTTGCTGGATGAGGTCCCAGGTCCGCCGGTCGACCGCGCTCATCGTTTCCCAATTCTCAGGTCTGCCGTCGTTGCGGCCCTGGGCGCGGCCGCCATCGGAAAGGTTGACGATACCTTGCGTCGTCATGGCGAGCTGAATCCGCTCGAAAGCCGAGACGATGTCAGGGGTGAAGAGCGTCTGCGAAAGTTGCTTCGCAACCTTCTCGTCGAAGTTCGCGCCAAACCAATTGTTCAGCGCCTCGACGCGGGACGGCCCGTTGGCGCCGAGAGCCTTGTCGCGGGCCGCGACCATCGCGGCGAGCTCGCCGTCGGACTGCGCCTTCTCGGCGATCTGCCCCTCGACGTAGAGCTTGGCCAACCCGGAGAACTGCTCTTGCGTCAGCCCGTTCGCCTTTGCGAATTCGCGTCCGGCCTTCCACAGCGGCTTTTCGGGATTGATGACCCAGCCGTCGGGGAGATTGAAGTCCTTCGGCAGGACCGCCTCGTATTTGTCCGCGCTCTCGGGCACGAGGCCAGCGCGCTTGTCAGCTTCCGCCTTGAACGCCGAAAGCTCGGCCTGCGACTTGACGAGATCCTCGAGCTTGACGCCGACCTTCGGATCCCAGAAGGCATCGGCCAAGCCCTGCGGCCTAGTTGCCTGCGTCGTCTGCTGGGTCGATTGGGACGCGTCTACGGATGCCTGAGCCTGTGACGTTGCGGACGACGCCGGGCTGTCGCCTTGCGAGCTCTGCTGCGCTGCCGTTGTCGTAGTGTCGTCCGCCATCTCGTCCTTGCTCGTAGTCGAGTGCCTTGATCAATTCGGACGCGAAATTACGAGCCCCCTCATGGTGCCTCAACGCACCATCCGAAACGCCAGGGCCGAGCGTCGAAAGCTGCACCTGCAAGAGATACTGGATAAGGAACGGCGCTTGCGCCGAGCGGCCGATGACCTTGAGCTGCAGCGCGATGTCCTCAGGCGTGAAGATCATACGTTGGCCCTAAGCTTCAGCGGCGCTCCGACACCGCCCGCGAGGTCGGCCGGCGGCGCGGACACGGCGCCCGGCGGTTGCGGCGCGGCCTGGCCAGGCTGTCCGCCGCTCAACCCGGAGAGCATCTTGATCGCTGCCGCGACGTGCTCGGGCGGACGCATGGCGATAATGCCGTCGGCGCCAAGCTTCTGCACGAGCTTCTTGATCGTTGCCGACCCATCGACCGCGGCCTTCCACTCCTCGGGGAAGGCCTGAGCGCCGATCTCGATCGCGCGCGACGCCTGCGCGACCTCCTGCTGCTCGGCCGCCTTCTGCGCCGGGTTATACGGCACGAGCGACACCGACTTGCCTTCGAGCGCCGGCGGCTTGATCGCGCCCTGCTTCTCTAAGATATACTGAAACCGCGAGACCGTGCCGCCGCAAAACTCCGTCCAGAACACATAACCCGGCGTGCCGATGCGCTGCTGCGCCTTCGTCATCTCGTCGAGCCACTGCGTCGCGGTCGGTGGCGTGTCGCCGCGCTGCTGTGGCCAATCCAAAAAGAACAGCCGGCGCAAGCGCTGTTCTAGATCCTGCGTCAGGAAGATCGCGGCATCTTGGGGCGGTGGGTCATAGATGTTCTTGATCGCCCCCTCAGATCCGGGCCTGATCGGATAGGCCATGCCCGCCTCGAGCCCCGCCTCAATGTGCGTGAAGCTATCGTCAGGATACCCGGTCGGCGGCATCAACAGCATGTCGATCGCCTTGATCTTCTTCATGGCGAGTTCGTCGAGCGAGCGAAGATCGGGCAGCGCCTTGATCATGGGACCGACGCCCCACGGCCATTCGGGCGAAGCCCCAAAGCGCGCCACGACGAGCGGGCAGCAGCCGACGCCCTTGATCTTCGGGCACGGGCCTACCGCCTCGCCGTCGACCATGACGACAGACTGCCAGGTTTCCTCGCCGTCGTCTTCATAGAGACGCCAAAAGCCCCAGATCACGATGCAGTCGGCAAGCGGACGCTTCTCGATCGCCTTCTCGACCTTCGCGGGAAGCGAGATCCCCGGCAGGAGCATCTTCACGTAGCCGAAATTCGTGTAGCGGACGACAAAGCGCTCGCTAACCGTCCCGTCAGGCCCCGTGTTGATCTCGAGCTCTCGGATCGGAATCCCCTGGCAGCGGATCGGCTCGTAGCCCTTGCGCGGCTCGATCCACATCGCCACCGTCCCGATCGCGAGGTCGGGCTCGAAGGCCTTGCCGCACTCCTCGTAGAAATTAGACCCCAGGATCGCCTCGAAAATCTTCTTGTCGCCCTTCGCCGCGTCCTGGCGCACCGCCTCGCGCGAGCCATCGGGCACGATCATCGATGGCCGTCGCACAAACCACGGTTCGACCTGCGGCAGGAACGTATTAATAATGACGGTCGGAAAATCACCGCAAAGCTCGAAGGCAAAGCTCGTATTGAGCTCCTGCGCGTCCTTCGGCTTCACCCGCATCGGCTTGATGGTCGAAAGCACGCTGCGCTGACGGTGCGGAGCCGCAAACCAATAGCTCTCGCGCATGTCGAGCTCGAATTGCGTCTTCATCAGCCGGCATCGCGCGAGCCGGTCCTTGGCCTCCGCGCCGATCTTGGCGCGGCCCTTCTCCGCCGTCATTTCCAGCGCGGAACGCTGACCTTGCGGATAATCGACCATCAGCGCGGACGCCCGCTCGCGGTCGCCGGCGGATTGGCAAACCCGCCCGTCGCCGTCGACAGCGGTACGCTCAAATTAGCGCCCGCTATCGCGTTGCGCTGCCCGAACTGCTTCAGCAAATTCCAGGTGTCGACCGAGACGTTCCGCTGGATGGCGCTGATCTGCGTCTGCTGCGCCAGCGCCGCCGCATCCTGCGCCGATTGAAGCTGCTGCTGCTGAAACGCTGCCGCTTGAGCGTTAGCGTCCGCCTGCTGCTGCGACGCCGAGATCGCCGCGACCCGCGACGCATGGCTCGACCCGATTGCTGCTCCCATCGAAAACCATCTCCGCGCCGGAGCGCAGAAGATCGCGCATGAGGGCGTCGGGCCTCAACGCACCCCCCGTAACACCGACCAAATGCCGAATTGCCGAGACGCAGGAGAACACCAACCGAATCCGCTCCCTCGCGCGCGCGCGCGCGCGGACTTTCAGTATGGAGCAATGCGCAGTCCAGAGAGCCAGCCGGTCGATCGCAGCCTGGCCTTCCGGCAGCACCATCACCTTCGTTTGAGCGAGCGATACGTCATAAAACACCCAAACCCGGCAACCCTCGACCCAGGCAAACGCCGAAACATGCTTGAAACGACCCGGAATGAGACGCGCCCACCACGCCACGCAATCCGGGTGAAAAACCACGAACCACGTCGCCACCTCCTGCGCCTCGCGGAAGACGATCATCAATCGTCACTCAACAGCTTGCCGATCTGATACGACATCGACAGCACGCCAGCCGCCACCGTGTGCCGGCTCATGTGCGCGCCGTAAATCCGCGTCTCGAACATCAGAGGATCACGCGACACCGAGACCAGCGCCACCCCGACAATCTTGCCGCTACGCGCACCCTCCAGCGCCGCTTCCAAAATCGCGACAACCTCCTCAACCGGCTCAGCAGCCGGAACCGAGAACCCAGGAAGCGCGACGACGCTCACTTCTTCTTCGAGGGCTTGTGCCCGTATTTGCCGCGATCGGCGTTGTGGAACTCCTTCGCCACCTTCTGCGGAATCCCAGCCTTCTTCGCGAACGCCTTGTTATGCGCCGCCGCGCTCATGAACTTCCGCTGCTTCTCGCTCGTGGACGACATGGCTCGCTCCTCTTATGATAAGTGATATGTTAACGCTATGATACCCGCCTCAACGACCGCGGCGCACCCATCACCCGCATCGCGCCGACCTTCACCGCGGCATCGATGCCGACCATCCGCCGGCCCTCCCCAATGAACAGGCAGAAATACTGCGCGCAGTCCGCGATGTCCGACCACTTGTCCTTGATCGGCTCGGGATCGCCCAACCCAGCCTTCTTCACCCGATATCGTCCCGCCATCGCCAGCTTCAGCGTATAGCACCGCGGCGACAGCTGGACGCGCGGCAAGCCCATCCACATCGAGTTCAGCGCATGCTCGACCGCCATCAGCCGCGTCTGTAAATGGTTGTTCTTCACCGGCGCCGGAACGATCTTCATCCCATACGACGCAAAAACATCATAGGCGGTCCGCTCGTCTGCCTGGCCCTTGTCCGCCCCCTTCGGGTCGCCGGTAAACCGAGCAGAAAAATGAGGATAAGTCTGTTCCAGAAACCGCTTCACCTTCGGCGCAAACGTCGTCGCGCTCTCACCATAGGCCCGCACCTCGAATTGCCAGAATATCCGGTTACCGATCTCCTGCCCGAACAGCGCGCAAGGCCGCCGACCGAAATCCAGCGATACGATCACCGCATGCCCGGCAACCGGCTCCAACGGCCTCTTCGACACATGCGTGTCATCCCGGAACATCGGCCACACCGGATCGCCGTCCGCCACGAACGTGATCTTGTTGCGCAGCCGCGAATCAATCCACGCCTTCGACTTCCCCCGCATCTTCTCTTCGTAGAAGCCAGGCTTCAACCATTTCAGGTTCTCGGCCTTCGGGTTGATGTGGTAGCCGACAACCTCTTTCCCGTCCGCCGACATCTCCTCGTCGAGCGCCGGCGGCTGCACATGGTAGCCCCAATCCGTCGGCCACACCGGACGCTCGTCCATGGGCGTCTCGTCGGGATACGGCGTCTCGCCCGTCATCATCGGAAGCCAATGGTCCTCAGACGGCGCGTTCATGTCCCCGATCACCCCATCCCACGCCGTCCCGCCCTCCGCTACAGACGGAAACCGACCCGTCCGAGACTCGGCCTCGTCGAAAATCGCCTTCTCAATGTACTCGAGCTCGTTGAACCACCACCCCGTAACCTCCAACGAACGCATCTTCCGAACGTCGTCGGCATCGTCTAACGCCAGAAACAACGCCTCAAGCCGCACATCACCAACCGTGATCTCATGCCGCATCGGCTTGTCCAGATAAATCCGCCCGTAAATGTCCTCCGGAAACCAGAAACGCCACGTAACCAACGTCGTGTTCTTCAGCTCCGGATACGAATTCCGAACTATCCCCCATCGAGACCGCCGCAACCCGTCCGGCCCAACACGCTGCTCCATCGCGTGCATCCAGATCTTCAAACACGACGCAGACGACGACCCAGACCCAATCGGACCACGGATCACAGACACATGCGCACGATCCTCCAAATACGCCGCCAAAACAGCACCAGCAGGCTCGTATATCCGACGACCCGCGTCATCAACCTCGATCGGCATCAATCACCCCCACGCATAATCAAATCGATGGTCCCAATCATACAGACGACCATGCCAACCATCCCACCGCAACATGCACCCGTCATGCACAACCCCAACCACCCACGTCCGACCTACCATCCCAAAACCCTCCGAAAATACAAAACTCTCACCAAAAACCCAGAAACCAACAAATGCCCTAAACCCAAAAAAAATACAGCAAAGACCTAACCGACCCATTCACCTAAACACCAACATATATTTTCAGAGAGACTTGCGTCCGCAAACGTCGAGCTGAAGTTCGACCGGCCTTTTTGCCCCCCCACCCGCCTCGCCCGGTCGCCATCTCGCGCAGCCGCCCATCCGGCCCTCGCGCGCGCTCGCGGGTAGCATCCTCCCTCGCGTAGGGAGCGCAGATGCTTGATATCGCATCGCTTTCCCGCAACTCCACGGGCGCCGCACCGATCGAGGGTCATCGCCCGGAGCCGAGGCGCCAGCACGCCTCACAGTGCGCGTAGGCATCGCCGCGGGAATGTGCGGTCCCGGGCGCGCGCAACCTTTGCATCTCAATCCGTCTCATCGTGGCTGCGCTTGAGGGTGGTTTGGTTTGGGCTTGCATCGATGGTTACGGGCTGCTGCGGTGTGGTTGGCAGGCGGATTACGTATCCCGGGCTGACCTGGACGCCGACGTTTACGGTAACGCCTGGTGAGCGTTTGTCGGTTTGTTCGCCGAGGATCATTGCTGCGGCTTCTAGGCTGACCTTTGCGTCGGCGGCTCGTGCGGTGTCGCGTCGCATTGTGGCGATGACCTTGTGAACGGCTTCGGCCTTGTGTCCGTCTCGTAGGGCTTGGAGCTTTGCCGCAAGGGTTCGCTGGATGAGCGGCGCTTGGAACAGTTGCCGGGCGTTTCGTCGTCGGATGCCTACGAGATCTGCAGCGTGCTCGAGGGAGAGTGGCGTTCCGCGAGCGATGCCGAGCTTGTCCTCAGCCCATTGGTGCGGGCATCCATGCGTCATGTAGTCGAGCATGAGAACCATCTCGGGCGACAGCTCTTTGAGGACGCCCGGTTGATTGCGTGTTCGCTTGTATAGCGAGAGCTTGCGCTGAGGTTTGAGTTCGCTGTTCGTTGGCTGTTGCATGAGGTCCGCGCGCGTGACGCGAGATGAGGCGGCGCGAGGATCGGCGATTTCTGGCGCTTTTTCCAACGCACCGACAGCGGCATGGTCGCGCGTGCTCTTAAATTCCTGTGTCATGGTGCGTTTTTATGTCGTTTTGATTTGGCTAGGCTCTTGACTGCCTTAATTTTCGGGACGTGATTCCGTGCATTTGGAGGGCATGTGATGACCGCGATGAACTGGCCTCGAGCTCGGCGCAAGCAATGGGATTCGATTGGTCGCCCTAAAAGGAAAGGCTCGCGCGTCATGACTGTTGACGACGTGCTCCGCGATCTGGATCGGCTTGTGACGAGAGAGGAGGACTTGCACGCGCGCGAGGCGCGGCGCTTGGCCTTGCGGAGTTCTAAGCGTGACGACCGCAAAGAGCGCTTTGCAGCAGCGGGCAGGATCGAGGCTGAGAACCGCGCTCGTCTCATCGCTGCTGTGGACGAGCAGGAGCGGCGCCGAGCGCAGGCTCGCGCGATCGCGGTTTTGCACAACGAGCGCTAGGGCCGTTGGCCCGTTTCTGCATGGGAGCCATGCACTAAATAGCGCTTGACGGATTAGGGCCATCGGTCCTATCTTAAGGGCATCGAAGCAAGGGCACGGTGCCCAGCGCGAAGGATAAATCCCATGACAGTCCATTTTCGATTTGAGAGCTCTTATCGGCTTTCGGCCGATTACCTGGTGACGGATGCGACCGGGACATATCGCGTTGAATTCCGCTCTGACGCCTATCCCTACGAAGGGAGCCATTACAACGGGTCGGCGGAAGAGTATGAGCGCGACGTTGTCGGCGGCATTGGTCTGCTGCGCCGCTACATTGCCGACCGCCCCCCCTCGCAAGAAGTTGTCGACGCTTTCAATGCGTGGCGTCTCGAAGAGCATCTCACCTGGAGACGCAAGATCGAGGCTGACCCAGATCGATATGGGGTCTTGAAGCCTGGCGATCATTTCTTGACGCCCCCTATGGTTGCGCGTGGCGCGCACTACGAGACCGGACGCGGCTGGATTGTCGCGACCGCTTGACGTTTCGCAGGGCGCTCCCATGTGGAGCGCCTCACGAAGCGCCTAGCAGCTTCACGCGAGGGCAATCCTGCCCCGCGGCACTCAAGGGCACGCATGCCCGGAGATTTGACCATGTCCCGCAATCTTTATGCCGAAGTGACTGCGCGCATTTTGTCCGAGATGGAGACTGGTGCGCTGCCATGGGTGAAGCCGTGGAAATCGTTCGGAGCCGGAACGCAGCCACGCAATGGCGTGTCAAAGCGCCCGTATTCCGGCGTCAATGTCGTCTTGTTGTGGATGGCTGGCAGTGCGAACGGCTGGACGAACCCGCGGTATCTGACCTTCAAGCAGGCGCTCGACGCCGGCGGCAATGTGCGCAAGGGCGAGAAATCGACGCGCATTTACTTTGTGTCGACGCTTGAGAAAGAGGTCGAGGAGGGCGAGGACCCGCGCCGCATCCACTTCCTGAAAGAGTATTGCGTGTTCAATGTTGCGCAGTGCGAGAACCTGCCGGAGAGCGTTACCGGAGGTACGCAGGCGCCCATCAATGCCGATCGCCGAGACGAGCTCGCCGATGAGTTTTTGTCGGCGACTGGCGCCGAGATCAAGGATGGCCACGGCGAAGCGTATTACGCGCCTGGCCCCGACTACATCAGCATGCCGGCGTTCGAGGCTTTCAAGAGCGCTGACCATTTCTATTCCACAAGCTTTCATGAGCTTGCGCACTGGACAGGCGCCAAGTCCAGACTCGACCGTGACTTGCGCCACCGGTTTGGTTCCGAGGCTTACGCTGCCGAGGAGCTTGTGGCCGACCTGGCTAGCGCGTTCCTTTGCGCCGAGTTCGGATATGACGGCGATCTCCGGCATGCCGGCTATATCGCGAACTGGATCAAGCTTCTGAAGAGCGACGATCGGGCGTTCTTCACTGCAGCGAGCAAGGCGCAGAAGGCGGCGGACTATCTGCGAGGGCTGGCGCTCGCCGAGCCGGTTGCGATCGCGGCGTGAATCTTTCTTGCTAACCGGGCCAATGGCCCATAGTATCGGCGTGGCTCCAGACTGGAGCCACGTTTTTTGCCAATTTGGGTGACTTGGTTTTTTGGTTATTTCTATGGACGCAGATTCCGAGGAGCGCCGTGCCCATCTTTCGCCCGAGGCATATCGGGCACTGATTGCGGCGCTAGGCCTTTCCCAGGCCTCAGCGGCCCGCCTGCTGGGCGTGGACGGTCGGACGTCTCGCAGGTGGGCCGCGGGTGACAGAGACGTGCCAGCGCCCGCGGAGCGCTTCCTGCGCTACCTCGAGGCGTCGGGTACCTCACCTGCGCGTGTGCTGCGGATGCTGGGCGAGGGCTGAGTCCACGTATTCGTAGTCGATGTCTGATCGGCGCGGCGGGCACGGAAAGCAGTATTCGACGGTCGGTCCATTCCTTCCGAAGTCGATGGCTCCGATGCGTCTATGAAGCCCTTCAGTGAACGCTACGGCCGGGTCCGCCTTGACGGCCGCGGGCGCGACCGCGATGCCGAGCAGCCAGCCGAAGAGCCCGCGGCGGGTCATCCAAGCGCCCGCATCGTTTCGGCGTCAATCTTGACGGTGAGATTGATCGCCCTCGGCGTCTTCTTGGAGGAATGACTATTAAAATTGCTTCTGGTCCGGCTCATGTTTCTCTCCCATTTTTCATCGGCGCGTGGATCACGGGCGCGCCTCCCGCTTCTCGGCCTTGATTGCTAGCCATTTGGCGCGGTTGGCGCGGCCGGCTTTGAGGGCGTTTTGATGGCGTCGGAAGTCTGAGAGCCTGGCTCGCGTAATTCTTCCGCCCTTGCGTCCCAATTCCCGGTAATATGCCAGGAAAGCCAACAGCTTGCGGTTTCTTTCATCGTCCATCGCAGCGGCGGCGCGATCTATGGGCATGAGTGCCAGTTCACAACCGAGCGCATCGAGCAGAAGCGTCAGGCTTAGGGGGCCTAGGTTTTTCATTCTGCGCCCTCCGAAAATTTTTCCGGCATATCCTGGCTGCAATCCCGCATTCTCGCTCAGCACCTCCATGGACATGCCTAGCTGCTGGCGCCGCATGTTGAGGGCGAGCCGGAGTTCGTCATAGGAGCGCGCGCGGAATATGGGCTCGACGGTCATTGGACGGGCCCGAACATGGGGCGGTGAGCGAAGGCCTGCTCCTTGAAGCGCTGCACGTGGTAGGCGAGGAGATCCATGAATTGTCCGGCCGCGGCGTCAGCCTGGTGCGTTGAGACGAGGATCGCCGCGACTGCCGGAGCCAGCGCGCAGATGCACATATCGGCCTCGAGCTGCTCGTAGTTCTTGCGCTCTTCCTTGGGGATGCCGTGGTGCTCGTAAAGCTCATGGATGAGCCGCAAGCGCAGCGCTTCTATTTCGCGGGAGCGCGTCCGCATGGTCTTCTCGAGAATGGTCATGGCTATGTCCCGTCGTTCCAGGGGCGAGCGGCATGAGGATCATATGGCACGTAGTCGGCGGCAGCCTTGTCGAGATAGTCTCGGAGCCATGGCGTGCAGCGATACGGGCCGGCGCGCTCGGTATTCATCGCCTCGCAAGCCCGGTCGAGGATGCGCCGCTCGAGATCGGTTATCTTGCGGCGTCCCATCGCTCGGTTCCCCTCGCTGGTCGACGGAACCTCGAACCGGCCGATGTGCTTTCCGGGATCGGGCAGCTTTCCGCCGTTGCGCAAATATTCGCCGATCTCGCCGCGCTCATATCGAGCATATATCTCGCGAAGCTTCGGGTTGGCGTGGAACCATTTCTCTCGATCGGCTAGCTGATCGCGTATGCGCTCCGTTCGCTCATTGGCGTCGAGCTTTGGCGTGGCGGCTTTTTCGCAGGCCTCACGAAGCTGGTTGATGGTCGGTGCTCGATCTCGATGCGCGGGAATGCCGCTGGTCGGATCCGTCACAGCCATGATGATCGGCTCGGGGAACTGGCTCAAGATCGCAGCGAGGGCCGCCAAATACATATCGGGATTATCGGCCCTAGTTTTTGGGAAGCAGGCGAGCATGATTTTCACGCGATGGGCCGCTAACGAATTGATCGAAGAGCCCGGCGCCGCCGTTGACGAGCTTGTCGAGTTTGCAGCTTGCTGCGTAAACTGATCGTTGCTCATCGAGGGCCTCCTTGGTTTGGATTTGATTATCGGCAGGAGCGTCAAGCCATCGCTCCTGGTTCAGCCAGGTGGCGGGATTGCACCATTCTCGGGTAGGGGGTTTCGTGCGCTTGTAGGTCTCGACACCGCGAAGCAGCGTGTCTGCATCGGTCTTAGATCTTGCTTTCCGATAGGACTTTAGCGCGGCAGCCTTACCGATCTTGTGCTCGTTCGCTAGCCACCATCTATCGAATTCGGTGTCGATTTGACGAGCGAGCGAAGCGAGCGTTTCTTTCTTACTTTCTGTATCTGTATCTGTATCTGTATCTGTATCTGTATCTGGTAGTTTTGCCGCCGTTACGTATCCGTTACGTGGAGATGCTGAGGCGTTTGGTGGTCTCTTTTGGTCAGGATTGACAGCGTGAACCTGCCTATATCTGCGCTGCCTTTCGGCGTTCGTCGGGTCTTTGATGTCGACCTCGAATTGCCTTTCCTTCCAACGACATATCTCAATTATGTCGTTATCGTGGAACTTGAGCAATCCGGCACTTCTCATCTCGCCCATGATCTTATCTACGAGGTCAGGGTCGAGGTCGAGAACGGCTGCGTAAAGGCAGCATCCGCGCGCTGCTTTTCCGCGATGAGATTCGTGAGAAGCATCCTCCAAGATAATTGCCCACACCGCGACCGTAACGGCGACCGTTACGCCAGCGTTACGGGCGACAAGGCGGAATTTGGCATCCTCAACCGTCCCTTCATACCAGCGAAACCAGCGGCTCATGGCGTTGCGATCTCCTGCCAGCATTTCCAGCAAAATGCGGTTCGGTGCGTCGGCCTGAAGCCTGGCTCGTCGGCGAGCAGGAACGGCGCGAGCTTGGCACCGCAGTTGGCGCATGGGTCGGGCTCGGGGCGCATGGGCGCTGGCTCCGGCCTCGACATGGCCGGCGGCATGACGGGCTCGGGTCCGGCCGCGAGCTGGCGCTTGAACGCGCGGGCGACCTCGGCGCCGCTCATGCTGGCGCTCCGTCGCGGTGCAGCCAGCCAATCGTGGGAGCACCAATGTGCCCGCGCTCCCACACGAACCAAGCGTAATCGGTCGTGCCGTTGCCGGGCCGCATGCCGGCGGCCAGCACGGCGCCGGGCGGCATGGACGGGCGGGGCGCCAGGAACCACACGCGCTTGAGCGGCGTGGTGGCGAGCCAGCGGGCGCGCTTGTCGCCTTGAACCCAATTCGCCGGCAGCAGCATCGCTGTCTTGTCTCGCGTGCGCTCAAGAGCCAGCGTGACGAATTCGAGAGCCTTTCCGAAGGGGGGATTGCAAACAATGTGGCCGGGGCCTTGCCGATCATCATCATCCCGATCAAGAAAATCCATCGTGGCGAAACAGACGCCGGCCCGGTCGATAATATCGGAGCCGTAGGCCATGAGGCCAGCGGCCCTAGCGCTCTTGAGAATTGTCCCGATCCCGCAGGCTGGATCGATGATCCCAGGTGAGAAATCTTCGGCCTCGAAAAGCCTCTCTGAGCACCAAGCGGGCTCGACATACCAATCGTTGGCGTCGCGCAGCCACAGGTGCGATTCGCGCTTGCGGAGTGGGCCGCGCAAGGGTCCGGCGAGGCTCACGTGCCGACCGCAAAGATCTGGCGCTCGGCCTCTTCCATGCGCTCCATGTCCGTCGCGGTGAACTGCACGGCGCCCCGGTGTGCCGCGATGCTTTGCGTGACTGCGGCCTCCAGGATGCGGGCACGGACGGTCAGCCGCACGTCGGCGAGCAGGGCGTTCGGCAGCTCGGGATCATCCTGCGCGATTAATACTTTCGGGCGGCGCGAGTTATACTTCTCGGCGATCTTAGCTATCTCGTTGTCGTCCACTAGGACGTCGCTCATGCGGCCCTCCTAATTAGCGTTGATAGTTAGGTGCTCTTGAGTGCCTGCGACGGCGGCGATGCGCTCGAGCGGCGTGACCTCAATGCGGAGTTCGGGGATCTCGGCGTAGAGCTTGACGACGGTGGCCGAGACGACCTGCTTGTCGTCGCGCCACACGACTTCCTTGAGGGCGTCGCAGGTCTTTCCGAAGTTGTCCCAGTCCGGTTTGACGGTCGGCCGGATGAACCCCGCGATCGCCAATGCGCGTTTCTTGGCGCCCCAAGAGGCCGGCACGGGCATCAGCGCGTGGACGGCTAGGGTGACGGCCCCCTCGATCGGAGGGGCACCACGCATGGCTTCCCGGGCCGCCTGGCGCAACATGCCCTCGTAGGAGACATTGCGCGCGTCGGGATAGGTCTGCACGAACTGCCGCGCGCCTCGACCGGCAATGCGCGCGCGATGCGCGCGCTTGCCCTCCGGCGGCCCCGGCAGGCGGATGACGATGGCGGTCACGCCGGCTCGAGAGCTTCTTCGGCCGGGATCGCGGCCGGCTGCATCTTGCCGATGGCGCTGAGCAGGACGGCTTGTCCTTCCTGCCAGCCGCGTATCCAGACTTGCTCGTCGCGGGTTCCCGGCGGGACGATGCAGGTGACGCCAGCCATGCCGTCCTGCTTGCCGGCCTCGTATTCGCGCTCGTCCTGCGGCGCGCGGTCCTCGTCGAAAAATGAGGCTTGCTCACCGACGGCGAGGCCGAGCCAGCGGGCGACGCGGCGTTTGCGCTCCATCTCGGCGCTGAATAACACCTTGCCCTCGGGCGCCTCGAACGCGATGGCGTCCTTGATGTCGGCGATCGCATCGGGTCCGCATTCGGCCTTGGCGCGCTTGGTTACGTGCTTGAACGCGGCGTCAGCGGCTTTCTTCGCCTCGAGCGCCGTCGAGTAATGGCGCTTGTGATGGAAGAAGAGCGCGCGCTGCTCGTCCTCGGTCAGCTCGGGCGGCGGCGGCCCGTTGTGGCCGGGCGCGGGCGCGGCGTCGCCTGCGCCGTTCATCTTGTCGGCGGCTGCTTTGCTCTTATTACGCGAACCTTTTGGGCGTCCCATTTATCGTTCTCCCTAAGTATTTCGTTCGGCGGGCGCGGTATGTCTCCGTGCGGCTCGTCCATAGGATCGTCCGGCTCGTCTGTGCTCAAGCCGCAGGCGATGAGCCAAATTCCGCCGATCACGAGGACGACAGCGGAGATCCAAAAGAACAGGTCGCCGTTCATGCTGCCCTCGCTTCTGGCCGGAACACCGCCGCGATATGTCGGCTGAGGGGCAGAGGTATCTTGGCTATCATGGCGCTGGCGGCTTTCCGGGCCGTGGATTTGGAGCCGTGGCGCCTTTGCAAGGAACAATTGCTTCCCGACCCGAACCAATCTGCGCCGTTCTTGATCGCCGTGGCTTCTCGACGGCGTTCATCGAGCGCTTTATCAAACCATGCCGCGCCACTGCCGCGTTGCTTCGTCCCGCCAGCCTCGCGCAGTGTGATCGGCATCAGCGCCGGCACATCGCCCCACAGATAGAACGAGCCGAAATTCCATCGCGCTCGGCCCACCCATGGCTGTGCGCCTCGCACGTTCTCGACGATCAGCGGGATATGCCGCCCGGCCGCCTCGCACGCCTCCCGCTGGATGCGAAAGCACGTCTCGAATAGCGTGTTGTCGGGCGGCGGGAGAGCCTTCGCCCTCTTCCACGGCATCGCGCGATAGCTGTAGGCTTGGCATGGTGGCGATGCGACGATCACGTCAGCGCCCTTGAACTGCGATCCGTGCAGCGTCGTCACGTCCTGGATGACGAGCTGTGCCGGATAGCGATGCTCTCCGTAGACGTGCCGCTCGACGTCAAAGCCGATCACGTCATAGCCTTCGGCGAGAAGTCCGTCAGTCCAGCCTCCGAGGCCGCAGAAGAGGTCGATGGCGAGCGCCCGCGTCATCCCCATCTCCAATCCGGCGGCGGCTCCTCGCGGCTCTGTCCTCGGGCGGCGAACAGGCGCGCCAGCACGAGGCCGAGACAGACGACCCCGTTTAGGATTAGCCACCAGAAGAGGCAGTGCGCGACGATGCTCATGGCTCCAAGCTCCGCTCGCGGCGAGCCGCCGTGACTTGGCGGCGAAGCGCCATCGATTGATGGTTGATCGGGCAGGCGACATCGCGGACGTAGCGATGCACGCCGCTGGTCGAGTGGCCGACGGACGATGCGATCGTGGAGAGCTTGCCGCCGCGCGCCCGGAGCCTGCGCACGATCGAGACGACATCGACGGCCAGGCGGGCGCCCATCACGCAACGGCCTCGCGCTCGAAGTCCTCCCAGGTGACGAAGCCGTCGGTCTCCTTCTTGATCTTCATGGCGAGGGCGAAGGACGGCTTCTGCTTGCCGCTTTCGAGGCGCGATATGGTCGCTTTGGTTACCCCTAGCAGCTCGGCCAGCTTAGCGGCCGTCAGGCCTTTTCGAGAGCGGAAGTTTCGAAGCGGATGAGTTCCCATGAAAGTAGGTTACTTTGAACGAAACCGCTCGTCAAGAACCAGTTTCATTCAATGCTCTCGACGAAGGGTTGCATTTGCCGTAACTTATCGGTATATGCCCCGTCGAATTGCAGCACCCAAGGGAAGCGTTCAGCGCCATTTCATCAAAGAGTGGCGCAAGCGCCGAGGATTGACGCAAGACCAGCTAGCCGAGCGGATCGGGACGACAAAGGCCACGGTCTCGAGGATCGAGAATTATCAACAGGCCGCGCTTGATCCCTTCCTGCTCTTGTGCGCAGACGCGCTGCAAACGGACGTGCCGTCGCTTCGGATGCGTGATCCGAGCCAAGAGGATGCGATCTGGTCGATTTGGGAAGGCGCTACGCCGAACGAGCGCGAGACCATCACCGAGATCGCGAAGACGATCGTGAAGCGACGATCGGCATAGGAGGCAAATATGCGAATGGGAAAATTCCCGCTGGCGCTCGCCGCTCTCGCGCTTAGCGCTGGTGCGGCGCTTGGAGACGTCTCAAAGCCGACCGGCGCTCTCATGGATGTGGCCATGGCATGCAGCAACAAGGCGCTGGCGAGGTTTGCTCAGTCCTCAAACGAAACCGCCAACGCTGTCGCCGGCGCGGCCTTCGATATTTGCCGTGGCATGTGGCTCAAAGCTGAAACCTCATATGCGGCAGAGCACGCGAGGACGCCCGGCAAGTCGTTCGATGACGATGTTGAAACGGCCCGCGATGGCTTCAGGATCGCCTATCTTCGGATGATGACGGCCATGGTGTTTGAACTGCGCGCCGCGTCACCGGCCTCCAAGAAAACTCCCAGCGCCCGCGATTATTAGCGTCGGGCCATAGTCCTCTTTCCGCAAGTCCCGGCCCCTCCTACGGGGCCATGCGGTTGGGGAGCAACGCCAGCGCGTATCCGCAGGATGTGGGTAACGCCCACCACTCGCCCGGCGGCGGGGATCGGACCCGCCTATCTGCCGTTCATGCCCTGCATTTGACCGAGCGCCCGTTGCGGCAACTCGACCGGCCCGGAAATCCGCTCCTTAGCGGCAAAGAGGCCCGCGCGTCGTCGGCAATGTGCGGCTTCGGGCTTGTCGCCCTCGAATAGGACGTTGCGAACAACCATCACGCCGGTTATATGCATCGCAACGGTCGGGGGTTTCGTTTCGCCGCAGTAGCCCGATCTGAGCCGGCAGGGTTGCCACCTGGCCGGCTCAACTTTTTCGAGGGTAAGGTCCGGGCGGCGGCGCTCAACGCACCTAAAAATTGTTACGTTCAACGCAATTTGATCTGGACATGCGGTTTCGTTGCATGTAACGTTCTCCCCATCGAACCCCGGCAGCAGCCGACACCGATGAGGACCGCAGATGAGCAAGCGTCACGAACAGCGCACAGTCGAGTGGGGCAATTGGGGCATCACCCTCATGGACCCGCAGCCTGACCGCACGAAGAATTACGGCGTGATCGCTGGAAGCGTCTACTTCCCGGTCAGCACTCGCGGCCCGATTGACGCAGACAAGGGCAAGTATCGCGCCATGTGCGAAGCCTGGATTGCTGATCGCGCTATCCCCGATGGCTTCTTCATCTCTCGCGCCGCCTGAGGAGCCCGCCATGTCAGATGCAGCGCATACGCACGACCCGTCCACCCAGCTCGCACTGGTCCGCGCGCAGCTAGTCGGCCTCGCCGACTACGGCCGGAAATACCGCGAGCCCACCTACGTAGAAGCCCTTACCGACGCGATTGGCTGCTGCGACATTGTCGAGACGCTGACGCTGCGCGCCACGGGCACGCTCGCCGAGCAGGGGGCAGATTGGGATCGGCTGCGCGCTAAGATCAAAGAATGGAGGGCGCCATGAGGGGATACGACCGCTGGAAGCTCCGATCCGACCTCGACGACCGCGTCGACGAATTCGAGGACAGCGTCCGCGACTTCTTCGATCTCTGCCCGACCTGCGGCGGTTCGGGCATGATCCAGGAGCTTAGCGACGAGCTTGGATACTACGCTGGAAAGCCAGCCGCATGCCCCGACTGCGACGGAACAGGTGACGCATGATCGACGCCCTACGCACCATCGCTCCCGCCGACCGCGCCGCCGCCATCGACGAGGCCGCGCGCCACTTCTCGCGGCAGGCCCTCGTCATCGAGGCGCTCGGCATCGCCATGTTCATACTCGGCTTCGTCGTCGTGTGGAGCGCCCTGCCATGAAGTTTGTGGGCGTGAAGCCTGCAAAAGGCGCGTTCGGCCCAGCGGGACGCTCACCGGGCGCGCCTCCCCTATTCATAAGGAGAGACGCATGAAGCCAGGCATTTATGATGGGATTGCGGATAGCGTCTATCACGCTGATCCGTGCAGCGAGCCGAGCCTATCCTCGACGATCGCCCGACTCATCCTCGACCGGAGCCCGAGGCACGCCTTCACGGCTCACCCCAGGCTCAATAAGGACTATGAGCCCGAGCACGCGAAGCAACTCGACTTCGGGAGCGTCGCTCACGCCATCATCACCGGGCGCGGGCGCTCGATCGAGATCATCGACGCGGCGGACTTCAAGACGAAAGCGGCGCGAGAGGCCAGGGACGCGGCACGCGATGTCGGCAAGCTGCCGATCCTGCCGCACGACTTCGAACGCGCCCGCGCGATGGTCGGCGCGGCCTTTGCGCAGATCCATTGCACGCCCGGTTGCGATGCCGCCTTCCGCCGCGGCCGCCCTGAGACAACGCTCATCTGGCGCGAGGGCGAGGCGTGGCTCCGAGCTCGGCCCGACTGGCTCGACGAGCAGGGGCCAGATGGCGTCACGGTCTACGACTATAAGGCGAGCGGCCGAAGCTGCCACCCGATGCTTTGGGCGCGCCACGCGGTCGAGATGGGATACGACGCCCAGGCCGCATTCTACCAGCGCGGCATCCTCGCACTTGGGGTAACCGACCGGCACATCCGCTTTAGATTTGTTGCACAAGAGGACGAACCTCCATTCGCGCTGTCCATCATGGAGTTCGACGGCGAGACGCAGGCCAGCGCCCAGCGAGACATGAATCGCGCCATAGGAATTTGGCGTGACTGTATGGCGACCGGCATTTGGCCCGCTTACCCGCCGATCGTCCACCGCATCGCCGCTCCCGCCTACGCGCTGGCGCACAAGCTCGAGCGCGAGGTTTTTGCTGAGGACGCCGCGAAGTTTAGCATCCGCGCGCAGGAGCCGATCGAATGACGTTCGCGTTCAAGCCGGCCTCGCAGTTCACCGAGCGCGCCGGCGTCTTCGTGTCGCTCACCGGATCAACATGTTCTGGGAAGACGTTCAGCTCGCTTCGCCTGGCGCGCGGCATCGCCGGACCCGGCGGCAAGGTCGCGGTGCTCGACACCGAGGGCGGACGCACGCTCCATCTCAAGGGCGAGTTCGACTTCGACGCGAACGTGATGGACCCCCCGTTCCACCCCGAGCGCTTCGCCGAAGCCGCGCGCGCGGCCGAGGATGCCGGCTACGGTGCGCTCGTGATCGACTCGTTCAGCATGGAGTGGGTGGGCATCGGGGGCGTGCTGGATTGGCAGGCCGGAGAACTTGAGCGGATGGCCGGGGCCGATTTCAAAAAACAAGAGCGCGTCCGCATGGCCTCGTGGATTAAGCCGAAGATGGCGCACAAGAGCATGGTCTACAGCTTCTTGCAGCGTCGCATCCCGATCATCTTTTCGATCCGCGGCGAGGAGACGATCAAGCCCGGCGAGAACGGCGAGAAGCCCACGAAGCTGTTCAAGTCCGTATGCAACTCATCCTTTCCGTTCGAGATGACGATCGCCTTCCGCCTTGAGACGGAGCGCAAGGGCTACATCGACCTGTCCGACCCCGCGACCTGGAAGATGGAAAAATCCCACGCGGCGATTTTTAAATCCGGAGACCGCATCAGCGAGGAGCACGGTGCCGCGCTCGCCGAGTGGGCGAAGGGCGCTCCCGCAGCCCCGGCGCCTGATCCCTATCCCGCCGCGCGCGACGCCGCCGAGCGTGGCCTCGCCGCCTTCCGCGAGCACTGGAAGACGCTCCCTCCCGACGTGCGCGCCGCGCTGACGCCGCGCGTGCCGACGCTGAAGGAAATAGCCGAGCGCGCGGATGCGCCGGCGGATGAGGAGGCGGCGCCATGACCGGAGAGCATAGCCCACAGGCGACCGAGCAAGAGCGGGACGGCAATCTTGCCCTGCTTCAGTTGGAGCGCAAATGCGGCGACGAGATCCAGCTTAGCTGTGACGAATGGCGCAAGCGGGCAATGGCAGCGGAACAGCAGTTACAAGAATTTTCTGCGCTCGAAGCGGAGCGAGATCGCCTTTCTAAAACCAACGAAGGGCTGGTCCACGATTTTAACAGCCTCTTGATAAGCGAATCTCGGATTGAGGATCGAGCAAAGGCCGCCGAAGCACTTCTCGCGGAGCGCGTGGCGGTGACGGAGGAAATGGTCGAAGCCGCCTGTAAAGCACAACTCAACTCACACATGCTCGATATCCCTGGCGATGTAGATACGAAACGGCATATTCGTATGCGGATAGCCCTCGAGGCCGCCATCGCCAGTCTCAATGACCGCATCATCGCGGAGCACATAAAGCCTGCTTGGGATGAAGGCGCAGAGGCGATGCGAGAGGCGTGCGCACAGGCGGCTGATAAATGCATGGAATATCCTCGCGGATCGGCCAACTCCACAATCGCCGCCGCTATCCGTTCCCTTCCTCTCCCCCGGAGGACCGCCCCATCCAGCGCCGAAAGGAGCTAAGCCCATGAAGTTCGCCATCGCCATAGTTGCTTTTGCACTCATCATGATCGGGTCATCTCTGTCACGCTGGTCAGCATTTAATCGTTGGTGGCATTGGCATGAGCTAGAGTGTCCGTGGACCGATGACCATCCACTGCATATGGGGTGGGATGACCGTTACGGTGACCAGAAGTGCCCGCCTCTCCCCCGGAGGTCAGCATGATCGAGCGCACCTGGGGCTCAGTTTATAACCACCATCTCAGCAAGGGCTGTGACCGAAGCGAGGCGGCATATAGAGCCGATCAATGGGAAAAACACCAACGGCCGGATCGCTGGCGCGAATGCTCAAGCACGCATTGCGAGAGTGCCCAGGAATGCCGATCGCCGCACGACTGCGCAGCCAAGACACATAGGATACGGCCATGACCGAGCGCACAGGTGAGCGGACGTGAGCACGCTCCTGCGCATGGCAGACGTAGCCGAGCGGCTTGGCAAATCAGTCCGATGGCTTCAGGATTGGATGCGCGTCCACCCGTGCGGGCGCCTCGCCGGCCGCACGCGCCTGTTCACCGAGGCCGACTTCCGCCGTATCGTCGACTCCCTCCCGAGATACACAGGTGCCCCATGCCTCTCACGCTCGTCGAGCCCCGCGAAGGCCGCTCAGCATTCTTCCGCGTTCGGGGCACCTACCTCGGACTCTATGTGGATCGAAGCACAGAGACTTCTGACCGAAAGAAGGCGCGTCGATTCCTCAAGGCGCTCGCCGAGCAGATCGAACGTGGTCAGCTTGCCGGACCCGAGGAACTGACCTTCACCGCGGCGCTCGTATCTTACCGCAAGAGCGGGGGAGAGGGCCGGTTCCTGAAGCCAATTCTCGACTACTTCGGCCCGAGGATGCCGGCGCGGGATCTCACGCAAGCCGTGCTCGACGAGGCGGCGCACGCGCTTTACCCGAAGGCCACGCCGGCGACGCGCAACAGGCAGTTCTACACGCCCGTCTCCGCTGTGCTGAAGCATGCCGGGATCGAGCGCTCGATCCGTCGGCCGAAGGGCGCCGACGGCACGCGACGGGTCCGCTTCCTGATGGAAGGCGAGGCGGCGCGGCTCCTCGCGGGCGCCAGCTCCGTCGACCGGGAGTTCGGCATCTTCTGCGCCTGGCTACTCTACACGGGGCTGCGCCTGTCCGAGGGCCTGCGCGTATCATGCCGAGCCGTCGACCTATCGGCCGGTTTCGCGCATGTCGAGGTAACCAAGAACGGTGCGCCGCGGCCCGTCCACCTACCGCCCGTCCTAGTCGCCGAGCTCGCGACGCATCCGCGTGGCCTCGGTCGCGATGGCCGGGTGTTCCGGTTCAGCAAGAACTCGTCGCTCTATGCGATGCTCGAGGACGCGAAGGCTGCAGCCGGCGCCGATCTGGATTGGTTCACCTTCCACTACTTCCGTCATACATGGGGGGCTTGGTTAAGGATGCATGCGGGCCTGGATACCACTGGCTTAGTTGCGACTGGGGCATGGAAATCCAGAAGCGCAGCTTCCCGGTATGAACACGCTATGCCTTCAGATGAAGCAAGGAAGTCCGATCTTCTGCCAAACGTGTTAAGGAAAGCGTGATGGGCGAGCCCAAAATTCGAATCGTGCGCCACACGTGGAGCCGAGCTTATCTCTTTGATTTATAAATAAATAAATTACCATGAGCGGGGTGGTAGCTAAAGCGCGCCACCCTCTCGCAGCACCACAATATCAACGACTTAGCCAATACCATAGCGCAGGCTCGCGCAGAACGGCGCGCGAACGAACGGCGTCGACTCGGGCGAAACCCGTGGAGTGGGTGTTCACGAAAAGGCCCCGCGCTCTTTCGAGGCGGGGCAAGTGCCGCGTCAAGGTAGGCGCGGCGGAACGAGCCGCCGCTCTCAGCGCTCCGGCCGGGAGGGGAAGGCCGGAGCGATCTCGTCAGGGAGTGGGCGGCAACGGCATCGATGCCGCGATGGCACTCAGTCGGTCGCTGACTACCTGAAGCTTAGCGATCGAGGCAGCGATCGCCGCATCGGGCGTTCCGGTTGCGGGATTGTTGTTGGCCGCAGCCAACGCTGCGATCTCGGTCGCGAGGTCCGTGCCGACAGTCTCGATCTTCCCGGCAACTTCGTCGATTTTGGCGTTGAGGTCGTCGATTGCAGCCATGATCGTCGTCTCCATGTTTTTGAGGACATCTCGGAACCCGCCGAGAGCGGTCTCAATTCTGCGGGCTAGCTCCTCATTCGTATGGAGCTCGCCGCTGTGGGGCTGGTTGGGCATCAGGGCTTTTAGAACCTCGCGGAGACGTGCGGCAACGCACCCCTTAAGTCAGGCGTCGGCATTCTCATTCGTCAGCATCCTTCGCAGATCGGCGCCGGCGCCGGCGGTATCACGACGCGATCGGGGGTCTGGCTCTCGCGGCGATTATCGAAAGGACCACGACCGAATTGAACCTCCAGCCAATAAGGTCAACGCGCCGATGATGATGAGCAACAGGACGATGAACCAGATGCCTTGCTGAATCCTCGCCGGGATCGGGGTGATGTAATTATTGATCCCGTAGATCACGAGCCAGATGACGCCTGCGAGGCAGATCGCCCCGATCAGGAGCCACAGCACTTCAATCGCGATGTTAATCATGGCGCGCTCCTTTGGTGTTTTTGTTCTTCGACCGTCAGTTTCTTCGCCTCGACCTCGACCGTCCTTATCCTCTCGGTCTCGATCTCGGCGGCTCTCATCTTGGTTTTCCCGTTTCGCAACTCGTCGATGTGTTGGCGGTTCGTAGCTAGCTGAACGTCGATCGCATCGAATCGGTTGGTTCAGTCCGCCAGCATCTTCTCGATCGAGAACATGTGCGCGATGACGAAGAACAGTGATGACAGCAACGCCACTGCGGTTACTATGACGATTGGAGTTGTCAGGGCGTCCAGCATCACGGTTTCCCATCGTAGCTGTCTTGCTCGGGTTTACTCCGATAGCTAGGACCCATGTATCGAAGTAACTCGGTCCTCACCCGTATGATTTCATCGTGGTCACGGTCTATCTTGGCCTGCATGTCCTTTTCAATAGACAAGATCTGTGCGACCTGAACTCTCGACAGTCTAATCTCCAGGGCCATGTCCTGAATATAGTTGATGATCCCCCATAGGAGCCCGAGGCTTGCGACGACGGCGGATGCCAGGCCTCCCCATTGGGAGATCACGCTCTTGGCTGCTGGAGCCTCCAGAACCATCCAGGCCTCCTGAGTTTAATTTTCATGGAGGCACGAACGGCGCCGGCTTGACCGGCTCGACCTTGTGGCTATCGCTCGAGACGATGTTCTGCTCGGGCGTCGCTGCGGCGATGGCGGGCAGCGTCACGATCGTCGTCGCGGGGATTGCAGCGACCACGCTGAGTGCCTGCGTCTGCGCCACGTCCTTGGTCTTCCAGCTCGAGATCCACGCCATCAGGCCCGCAGCCATCGGCCCAAGCACGGCGAGCACTTCGCCGATGCCTTGCGAAATGTGGTCGAGCCCCGTCATGAGCTGTTGAACATCGACGGCCTTCATCAGGCCAAAGGCCGCGGCAGCGCCACCTGCCACGCTGACGCCGTGCCGGGCGACGGCCAGGACTTGGTCGCGCGTCATATGAGGACACCAAATGTGAACATCATGCCGACCAACAGAGCGCCGACCATGATCCCAAGGACACCCAATAGGAGAAAGTCGAGCCAGATGAGGGGGAGCCTGCGCGTCATTCCGGCGCCGCTTGGATTTGCGCGTGCAGGCTTTCCATCTGCGCGTCGATCACCGCGCGCTGGTCGGCGGTGAGAGCCGTTCCGGTGATGACATCCTTGAGCACGCCGATGAAGGGCTGCACGTCGGAGCCGAGCTGGATCGCGATGGGAACAAGCTGCATGGCCTGCTGGACGAGAGCCATGATGGCGAGGGGATTCATGGTGGATCTCCTATCTAAGAGTTCAGAAGCACGACCATCAGCCCAAGAGCCATCAGACCAAAAACAATGAGGGCCACGCCCGGCCCGAAGGCCAACCACGTCCCGCCTACGATCGAGCCGACCGCAAAGAGGAAGATGATCTGGATGGGGTCGGACATGGATCACGAGGTCTTCAGCCCAGCCGTGAGCGTCTGATAGGCCGTCAACACGGTCTGTAGCTGGCCGTAGGCCGCGACGGCGCCCGACGCATTGCCGCTCGAGACGGCCGCCTGCGTGTCGTGTAGCGCCTGGTAGATCGCCTGGTCGTCAGCCTTGATCACGGCAACCGTCGTGTGGCGGGCGCAGGGCTGGACGACCGGCGTGCCGCAGCGCGGCAGCCGAAGGTAGGCGAGCGCAATGGCCTGCGATGCGCCATAGACTGCGGTCGCATCGTCGACGTCCTTCTGTGTCACGTGGAACGCCGAGGCGGCCGTGAGGGCGGTATTGACGTTGGCGCAGCCGGACAGGCCGGCGAGCAGGACGGAGGCTATTGCGAGCTTGCGCATGGGTTTGTCCCTGGTTTCAACGGGATAAGAGCCTGCGGCAGGTCGA